AGGAATTGCAACATCATTTTCTTCAAAATTGTAAATTGCATTGTGATCGTAAAGTATTACACTTGTGTCAAGTACAAATATTTTATCACTTTTTTCTTTTTTAGCCATTTATTTTAATTATTTTTTTGTTTGTTATTATTAATTTTTATTATATATTTTATATGTATGGTCATAATCATTCTTTTCGTCTTTTGATTTAAATTCTTCTGATACACAATACCATTTATCGTCAAGTTCTGGAAAAGTTGTATCTCCATCTATAATAGTAAGAACTACAGTCAAATATACAGTATCTGAAATATCTAAAAATTGTTTGTATATACTACCACCTCCTGTTATAAAAACTTCATCTCCATACATGTTAGCTGTTTCTAATGCATCTTCTATTGAATATACTGGAATAGTATCAGGTTCATTAAAACTCTTGTCTAATGTCAATACTATATTTGTTCTATTTGGTAATGCTCCTTTTGGTAAAGAATAAAATGTTTTATCACCCATGATAATAGGTTTATTAAGAGTCAATTCTTTGAATTTTTTAAGATCACTGCTTAATCTCCACAATAATTTATTATCTTTTCCTATCACCAAATTTTCTGATACTGCTACAATTATATTTACTTTCATTCTTTATTGATTAATTTAAATTATTTATATTATTTTTCATGTAAAGTTTAATAAATAACTATTATCAAAAAAACAAAAATTCATTTTTTTTATTTAATATATATAATTGAATAAAAATAGACATATGAATTTTAATATATAATATACAAAATTAATATACAAAAAAAATAATATTGAAAAAATGACAAAAAATATTTTAAGTTTAAATGATTTCAAAGGTAAGAAATCTACTACACAAGAATCTTCAGTAAATGAAATGGTAGACGCAATTGACGATTTCTATCGTGTTAGTGTCGATGTAGATCTACCAAAATCATTAGTTGGTTCATTTATTAAGAAAGTTAAAGAAAGTTCAGGAAAAGATTTAAGAGCTGAAATGGGTGAAAAAAGATTAGCTGAAAGATTAGTACAATGGGCTAATGAAAACTATTTGAATATTGAAAATCTTCCAGTTGAAATAGTAACAGGATCTGATAAAGGACCAGTTCAAGCACAGCCACAAGCACAAGGTGCTCAAGATGAATTTGGAGATGAATCACAAGTTCAACCAGCACAAGGAGCACAAGCACAAGCTCAAGTTCAGCCCGGAACAGCACAAGCTCAACCTGCAGGTAGTACTCAAGCTCAAGTTCAAGCAACTATTCAACCAAGTGCTCAATCTGCTGCTGCACAAGTTCCAGCACAAGAAATTTAATTAGAATTTAACAAAAAAAAAGATTATTACAATTAAGTAATAATCTTTTTTTTTATGTAATTTTTTTTATTTAATCTAAATAATCTGGAGTTTTCAAAATAAGTCTATCAAATATATTTAAAAGTCTTTCATCTGATAAAAAAGATTCAGCTAATTCATTTTTGTCATCATTATGACTCATATATTTATATCCATTATCAAGAATATAAATTATGATAGATTCTTGTTCCTCATCTGTTAAACTAAGAATAAAAATCTTAACTTCATCTTTCTGTTCAGATGTCATTTTCATAATGTCAAAATTTTTGATTGAATCATAAAATTTTGAATTTTTGATTACATCAAATTCCTCAATTTGTTTAAATTTAATTTCTTCCATAATTTTTTTATATATTTTTAAATTTTAAATATTTTAAATGTATAATCTCCATCATCTTGTACTGCAAACTCAGTTTCAACAGACCAATCATTAAATGGAAAATCAAATCCATCATCAAAATAAACATAATTATCATCAATAGTATGAACTTTGGTGTTTTCTTTAATACTACCATCTTCATAGTGCTTATATTCAACATAAACTTCATCTCCTACTTTAAGGAGTTTTAATTCTGATAATGTATACAATTTTTTCATATTTCAATTATTTATAGTACAAAGATACAACATTATTAGTAATATACAATACAATATAGACAAATAATATTCATTTAATTATAATTAACAATATTAGTTAAAAATTAAATGATATTTAAAATTTAATATATAATAAAAATTAATAAAAAATATGTCAATAAAACGCTATAGTGATTTTGATACATCAAATGTACAAAATATTCCTACTGAATCTAAAATATCAATAGATAATTATTCTAAAGATGAAACTATTAAAGAAGAAGTGTTATTAACGCCTAAAGATAGCTCTGATTTGACAATTGAAATATTAGAAGAAAAAATAATTAAATTTAATAGCGGGCATATAACTGATATTCTTGAAACAATAAAAAATAAGTATTCTGATACTGATTACTTCATTAGAAAAAAAGATAATCAATTGCATATTGTTAAGTATAATGAAACATTAAAAATGAATATTAATGAATTTGTTAATAGCTTATTGAAATTCTACTCCACAAAACCTGAATTGAAAAAAATAACAGAAGGAATAAAAGTAAAAGGAAATGATAAATTTTCAATTGTTGAAAATATGCATCCAAAATATTCTGAAAAGTTTATCAATGATATAACATCTTTACTCTCAAAGAAAAATTAAACAGTTAAATAGTTGTATATTAGAAATATTTTTGTATCTTTGTAATCTAATTATAAAGATATAAATTTATGGCCGCACCAAAACTTCCAAAAGATATAAATTATTGGTTAAAAAAAGGCAAATCTGGAAAAGATGTATGCTTAATTACACACGATGACTTAGATGGAATAGTATCAGCAATTATAATGAAAAATTATTTAATTCATCAAGGTTTTACTATTAAAAAGTATGGTATTATAAATTATCAAGAAGGAGTTGATGCATTTAAACTTGATAATAGTTTAATTAATATCACATTAGACTTTGCTAATGATGATGAGACATTTGATTACTATGTTGATCATCATGGAATTTTTTCAGAGGAGGAAAAAATAAAAGCTCAAAAGAAAGGTAGTATAAAAACTAATACTGGCTCTGCTGCTGAAGGGTTAGCTATTCAATTAGGCATACCTTTTTCAAATGATACAAAAGATTGGATAGATATGATAGATTCAGCAAAGTATGATGAATATGATGTTGATATAAAAGGAATATTAGATTTTGACTTAAATAATATTATCAATAGTCCTAATGCAAAATTAAATTTTGCAGCATCTTTCAATCAAATGCTTAAACGTTCTGATCACAAAACATTTATTGAAGTTATAAATGCTTCTAATGAGCCATCAATATATAATATATTCAGACTATTCAAAATATTCTATCCTAAAAATAATCCTAATTTCAAAAATGGTGATGAGCCTGAATTTGTATCTGATGCATATTCTAGATTATCTCAAATGAAAACAAAAACTAGGGGAATTGGAGATAAATCACAAGGCTTCACAGAAGATGGTAAAAAAATAATATTTTCATCACAAGATGAATTTTGGAAAAAATTTGCGCAAAACATTCCATATATAAATTATGATGATGATGGTAATGCTATAAACTCAGATGAATTAAAATGGCAAGTTAAACCTGTGGTGTATCAAATAATTGGAAATTTAATGTATGTACCATCAGGAACTTGGGCTAATGCATTAAGAGCGAAATCTATTTTTTCACAAGATGTTGAATCAGGAATAATAAAAAATAATCCTAAACTAAACTTCGTTTTACTACAATATGGAAACACTCTTCAAATTGCAAATTTGACTACTAAAATGTCAGATATGTCAGAAGAAGATTTACCAAAAGACAAAAATGGATTATCAATTGACAATTTAGGATCATATATGAATGGTTTGTTAAAAAATTTCAATCAATATATGGATTATAATGATGAAAGAACTGTTGCAGGAGGACATCCTGGTATCGGATCAATATCTAATATATTCAAAAGCTGCAAAAAAGATAATTATAAAAATATAAAATTTTTAGATTTATTAAGAAATAAAATTATTAATGATATTTCAGGAGTTAAATGGGGTATTACAATGGCTTGGAATGAATCAGACGAAAAAGGAAAAGTATTTGCTCCTGATGAAGTTAATAAGAAACTAATTGACATTGAAAATATCAGTAGTGAAAATGATATTAAAACTGAGAATGATGAACTTGAAATATTAAATTATATTGTTATTAACAATATTAAAGATAAAATATTATTTTTTAAAAATGAAACAATTAGAAAAATTTACGATATTTGGTTGAGTACAGATTTCTATGAAGTTAAATCTAAAAAAGTAAAGCCAGATGATTTAGAAAAAATATACTTCAAAAAAAATAAAGAAATAGAAAATAGTATATTATTTAAAGAAATTTACACCAGATTTGAATTAAATGATATTTATAGTGATACTCTAATAGATGCAAGAAAGACACAAAGGAAAGAGCTTAAAAGGGTATTCAAATACATATTCAATATAATGAATAGTTTTTATATTAAGAATGACATAAAGAAAAAATATGATAATATTATAAAAACAAAAAAGACACTTATTTAAGTGTCTTTTTTTATTATTTTTTTTATATATAATAAAAAATAAAAATAATATAATGAGATATATTAAAAATTATGAGGAAAAAATTAACGAAGAATTTAAAATACCTCAATTTATTAGAAATTATAAAGAAACAGGAGATTTAATAAAAGATAAAGTATATGAAAATCTTCAAATAGCAAAAGATAAAATAAATGATCCCGAAAATATTCGTAAATTAAATGATTTTTTAGATAATGTAGAAGAGACAACTACAAAAATTTCTAATACAATGAAAAATAATAGAAATCTAAAAATAATAGAAAATATGTTGACTGGTAGTAAATGGATTGCTATTGTAACATCAGTTTACCAATTAATATTTAATACTACAATATCACTCACTAGTTTTAGTTTAGGTGGAATAGGGGCAATTAAAATTGCATTGTTTTTATACATATTAAAATTAATAGTTAATATATTTAGGAATTATAATAATTTTATATCCTTGACAAAAGCAGCTAAAGATTTTGTCATTAATATAACCAAAATATTTAAGACTACTAATAATTCAAACAATCCTGTCATAAATAATAATTCGTCTGATAATATTAGTGAAAGTTATATTCTATATTTGACAGAAAAAGGAATTATATAAAAAAAATTGTTTTAATGAATCACGTAAAATTAATTACAGAGATGTATAATAAAAATCCAGAGTATGAAACAAACTCATTTGGATGGAAAATTCCAGTAAGAAATTATATTGATGATGTATTTGATCATATATCATACATATATTGTAATGATAAACATATAAGTGAAAAATCATTTAATCAATTAGATGAAGCAGATTCTTATATAAAAAGTATTTTTGATAATAATTCAGAAATATTAGAAGAAATTAATAATCTTAAAGATAAAAGAATAGAGTATACAGCAGAGTTTATTTATGATAGATATTTTAAAAATGTAAATTGATAATATGAAAGTAAATAAATATAAAGAATATTTAAAATTTAAAGATAAGTATGAAATTATTAGACAAGAAATTATGAATCTAATAGAAGAATATTATATTTTTAATGATAATTTCAGAATAGAACATCTTGGAGATACAAAGCATAGCTATATGTCAATTACTAATTTAAATAAATCTGATGAAAAAGATTATGAAACTGGAGAATATTGGTATTGGGTTGAATACCACTATCCGTATGCAGATAAAAATTTTGATAAAATAAGTCAAAGTGAATTTGATGATATTATGAAATTTATAGACAATCCTGAAGTATATAAAAAAGCAAAAAAATTTAACTTGTGATATGAAAGTAAATAAATTTGAAGAAATAAACGAAAGTTCAAGAGTAAGAGGATATTATATTAATTCTGAAAATGGTGAATTAAGAACAGGATATACTCACAATTCTAATATTTTTTTAACTGATGAAGAATATAAAAGAATAAAAGGATTAGCAGATAGTATTAAAGCATCTTGTGAAAATTATAATGATATGAAAGAAACTAAAATTTCAATGCTAAGAGCAGCAATACATAAAGTTAAAGATGATTCTGAATTTATGAAGACAACAAATAAATTTAATATTTAATTACATATGAAAAATGTAATATTATTATTAACTAAATCATCATCACAGGTTATTATTAATCAATACAACAAATTAAAAACAGAATTAAATCCCGAAAAATATGACATTTTTATTTTATATCATGATAAAATTAATAATATTCCTAATATAATAAAAAATGAAAATTATTTTTCTTTTAATAACAACATTCTACAAGAATTAAATTTTAAACCGATTGGTAAATTTTTATTACCAGGTAGTAATCACTTTCCCCTTTTTAAATTTAAAAAAATTCATTCTGAATACAAATATTATTGGATAATTGAAGATGATGTTAGATTCAATGGTAATTGGAATACATTTTTTGGTGAATTTGAAAATTTTAATTGTGATTTTTTATCATCTAATATGAGAAATTATATAGATGATTCATCATGGTGTTATTTTAATTCATTGTCTCACCCTATTATAAAAATAAAAGATGAAAATAAAATAGCATCATTCAACCCAATATACAGAATATCAAATAATTCAATTGATTATCTTAGTGATATGTTTTTAGATGGTTGGTCTGGACATCATGAAGTATCAATTTCAACTTTATTAAATTATGGAGGATTTCATATTGCAGATTTTGGAGGTAACGGAAAATACACTCCAGATGAATTTAAAAATAAAAATTATAATATAAATGATAGTAAAACTCACATTTATAGACAGATTTTCACTGAAGTAGGAAATATTCCTGATGTAATTTATCATCCAGTTAAAAATTTTAAAAATAATTAATAATTATTTTCTTTTAGATGCTAATATAATATCAATTGATTTGTTGATGTCTCTATCAGAAATTCTCATATCTTTATACTTATCATGTATTTCTACTTCAGTATCTCCTATATTAATTTCCTTCAATTCTTCTTTAAGATCTTTGAAAAACTCTTTCATACTTTTTTGTAATTTATATAGAGTCTCAATACAATCTTTCATTTCTCTTTGAAACATTGATACTGCTTGAAATAAATCTGCATCAGAACTACCATTATCTATTTGTTTCATTAGATTAATTAATCCTCTTTTAGAACAGGATATAGAGAATTTTAAATCAGAAATTGCAAGAGCATCATTTTTAATTATGTTATTTATATTTTTATTTAACATAATATCTTCTGATAAATATAAATTTGCTATACATTCTAATGTTTCTTTTGATTCCTCTCTGATTACTTCCAAATCTTTTTCATAATCATGCATTTCAATTTTAAAATTCAAGTCTATGTTATTATTAACTGGAAAAAACTCAGATGGATCAAAATCCAATTCTTCTTGAGCATCTTCTATTTCAGTTTTTAACTGTTCTATATTTGATTGAAATGATTCTCTGTAGTCTTGTGCGGTTGGTGTTTCACTTTTAGCCATAAAAATAACTTTAATTTTTTAATATATATAAATAAATATAAGTTAGAATATATAATATGATAAAAAAATATAACATGTTTCTATTAAATGAAAATATATCTATGTCAAATGAAGATATAATTGAAATACTAAAATCATTAGAGACAGAAGACAATAAAAACTCTATTTTAATTAAAAGATTAGTTAATTATACTGATAAAAGTGGTAAGAATGTACTAATGAGCGTAGTATCATCTAATAATATTGATTTAATAGATTATATTTTGAAATTTGATGTAAATTTAAACCAAGTAGTAACAAGTACTGGAGAAAACGTATTATTTTTTTGTAAAAACATTAATGTATTTAAAAAATTATATGAATTAGGAGCCAATGCGAATCAAATTACTAAAATTGATCGTACAGTATTAAATTCACTATCAAGAAAGAAATTATTTAATGTTGAGTTATATCAAAAAATAATTACAGATGATGTTGATATAAATAAAATTGATATGAATAATGAATCTGTTCTTACTGGATCTATATTAAATAAAAAAATATTGGAATTATTATTAAATAACAATGTGAATTTGAATGGATTGGATCAATCAAATTTTTTATATAGGTTATCTTATGAACTAAATTATTATCCTAAAAAACAAAATATAATATTAGACATATTTAAAATCCTATTTAAAAATGGAATGATAATTCAAAACGAGACAAATTTTATAAATATATTAAGATTAGATTCAAATAATATAGATATTATATATGATTTCATTGTTCCACTAAATAAATATATAACTGATAATATGATAATATTAATTTATGATAAATTATGTCATGAATCTGGAATGGATAGAATAAAGATGGCTAATAAATTATTGAGATTAGGCTCATATCCTAAATTCTACAATAAGTTAAAAAATAGTTTTAGAGAACAATTCTATATCGAATTCGCTGATTATATAAAGGAGAATCCATTTTATGAAGATGCCGAAAAATTTAACTTGTAATATTAATATATACACAAATATGAAACATTTAAAAAAATTTGAGACTAATTATAACTATAGTAGCACTGAGCCATATATTATAGAATTTGAAATAGTAAATAAAATAATTGAGTTTATTAAAACAAATAAGTTGAAATATATTGACAATATTAAAATATATGATGGTGAATATTATATAACATTAGGAAAAATTGGAAATTATGACAATACTTTATTGAAATATAAATATCCAGGTGATGAGCCAATAGAAATTATGATAGGCATACCTAGAAATGAAGGAGTTGATATTAATAATAGTATATTAGAACAAATAAGAAAATTAACAGAAGAAGATATTAACGTTCTACATACTAAACAAGCATCATCAAAATTTAACATATAACACAAAAATAACATAAAAATTATGGAATATTACGATCAATCGTATTTAGACTTATTCAAAAAAGTTAATACCCAAAAAATTGAAACATCAAATCAATCATATGAACAATTAAGAGGAAATGATAACTCATTTAATTCTCAAATGTTAAAAGAAACTCCTGATTATACTAATTATAACAAAAATTATAGTAATTTTAATAATCAAAATTTAAATGAAGTAAGAAGACAAGAATACTCACAAGATTTCAATATTAATGAATTTAATATTGAAACAAGAGTAAATGGTCAGATTATAAATGAAGTTAAACAAGAGGAAAAAGGAAATAAGTTAAATGAAGTTATGCAAAAACTTCGTGACGAAAGACTAAATGAAATTAAACAATCACAAGAACTTCAAAGTTTAAATGAAAATATTGATTTTTCAAATTCTGATTACATATCAGTAGAAATGTTTGAAAAAGCAAGATACAATTCAATGATGCAAGTCGCTAATAGAATTAATCCAAGATGAAATATAATAAAAATGAAATTGGAAATGTTTAAAGAATATTACATAGGAAGAAAAGGTTTTTATCATAATAAAAATGTAATAATTATATCTAACAGATACGATGAAATCGAGTATCAAGATTTTGGTTTTATTTTTGACAATTTTGAGATTTCTATTTTTTTTGATGATGGTTCTAAAAAAATAGTTAAATTGAAAGGCAATTTAATAAAAAGACAAATTAAACTAAAATTTTAAAAATGATTTTTATTATTTAATATATACAAAAAAACAGAAACATACACATGAATAAGATCAAAGATTTTAAACAATATAATGAAAGTTTATCTTTAACTGAAAAATTGTCAGATTTACAAATAGAATACAGAGAATATTTCAAATTTATACTTGATTGTTATGATGTAAAATCACCAGCCAAATTATCAGATGAAAAGAAAAGTGAATTCTTTGATAACGTAAACAAGTATTGGACTAAAGGAAAAGGTGCAACTAAAGATTTAGATAAAATAAAAATAGATATCTGCGGTGAAGAAAAAGTAATTAAAAAATAATATATATACAATATAAAAATAAAATAATAAACACATGAAAGATAGCAAATTAAATAATCTACTTAGCATTGATAATTTCTCTGAAAAAGAAGTTTTCAAAAACGCAAAAGCAACTAAAAGAACTGAAGTAGCAAAAGACATTTTAGAAAGAAAAGAAGAATCTGGTGAAAACGTATCAGAAAAATCAAAAACCAAAGAAGAACATTCATATGGTAAATTAAACAACCTTTGTGATCTTGAAAATTTTACTGAAAAAGATTTTTTCAAAAGTTATGGTCCAACTAAACGTACTGATGTAGCAAAAGACATTCTTAAAGAATTCAAAAACATCAAAGCAGATGATGACGAAGATGATGATAAATATGAAAAGAAAGGTAAAGTCGTAAAAAAACTTAAAGATGACGATAAGAAAGATAAAGACGATAAGAAAAAACCAATGAGCAAATCTAAAAAAGAAGATGAAGATGAAGATGACAAAGATGGAAAAAAAGAATTGTCAGCAGCTCAAAAGAAATTACCTGAAAGTTTACAAAAGGTTATGCTAAAAAGAATGAACAAATAAAATTATGAAAAAAACTTATTTTTTTGGATGGACAAATATTAAAAAATTTATTACTGAAATAATAAAAATGTATTCGAATAAAGATTCTTATTTTTCTAAAAAGAGAGTAGAATCATCTATTGCATTTATAATTGGACAATGGGGTATGATTTATTTTTTACTTCAATCAATAAGCACATTATCAGCGGGAGATTTCGCAATCTGGGCTGGTGTAGAATTTGCAGTAGCTGGATATATTGTTCATTATATACAGCAAGAAAAAAAGGTTATAAATACTGTTGATACTACTAAAACTGATTCTAATGATAATACAACAGCAATCAATACAGTTAAAACTGACTCTACTGAAAAATAATTCACAAAATTAAAACAAAAAAAAGCTTCATTTTTTATGAAGCTTTTTTTTATTTTGACATTTTTAATTCTTCATCTTTAATTCTATTCTTTGAAACATTAAAATATTTTATATCTAATTCAATTCCTATGAAATTTCTATCATATCTTAAACATGCAATTCCAGTTGTTCCACTACCCATGCAATTATCTAATACAGTATCACCTTTTTCAGTGTATGTCTTTATTAACTCACTCAGTAAATCTATGGATTTTTCTGTTGGATGCTTTACTATACTTGGATGAGGTTTAGGAAATTTCCAAATTGATTTAGGGTATTTTAAAGTTGTTCCTGCTCTTGAATCATCAGTACTTTTAAATTTACCATAATTTTGATTCTTAGGAATTTTATTCATATATGTTTTACCTTTAGAATGTAAAGGAACTCCAGTGTCTATCATTTGAGGAAAATACTTAGGTAATTTCTTATAAAATACTGCAATCTGCTCATGTGATCTAAGTGGCATACGTTTAGAATTTAAAAATCCTGTTGTCAATTCTTTGTCCCAAATAATATCATATCTAAACATCTTTCTATTGCTATTAACCAAGTCCACATAGAACAATCCTTGAGCAAACAATACAATTGCACCATTAGACTTTATTATTCTCTTATACTGCTCCCATAAAGGTTCAAATGGTATTTTCAAATCTTTTTTATTTTGGGTAACTCCAAAAGGCAAATCGCACAAAATCAAATCAACAGATTTATCTGGAATATCTATCATCATCTCTAAGCAATCACCATTTTTTAAATCATACATATTATTTTGTTATTTTATATTATTTTATTTTATATTATTTTATATGTTATTATTGGTAAAAAGATTTAATTTTTTTGCAATATCCTTTATATTTTGTTGGAATATCACTATCAAAATCACAAATATTCCATTCCTGTTGATTAATCATTGAAGATAATGTTCTTTGGGAATTTTCTCCAAACATTATCTTATGAGAAGGATGAGAATCTACCCAAGCTCCATGTAGCATACTCCAATAAACTAATGATTCCCATTTAGTTGAAATTTCCATTGGACAAAATAATTCTACAGTATCACCAGCATATATATTTTTACCAAAATCATCTTTGTATATTAAATATTTCTTCTTATAATTTTGTATTGTCATTTGATTTAGAAATTATTTCATTTAATTTATCAAGTCTTATTTTTATTTTTTCTTTTCTTATTTGTTCAATCTTATATTGTTGACTTAATATAGTCCACTCCTTTAACATGCTAGTAACTGAATTTGTCTTTATTTGATCAGGTAATTCATCTCGACTGAATTTAACATCAAATTTTGTTTCGTCTATTGTTATTTTCATTTTAATTTTTTTAATTTTTTATATCTAATATATGATTTTGTTTCTTGATGTTCATAATAACTCCAAATTTCTTTCAATTGAGATTCATCTTTAATACGACTTTCATCATCAATCTCTATAACATTAACATAAAATGTTTTTGGTGTGAAAGGAATTTTTATTGTTTGTTTGCTTGTAATACTTTCATTCTTATTATTAAGTGCTCCGCCAGTATATGATGAATTATTTTCATCAACAAAAACAATTGCATCCAAATAATATGGACTACCATCAGTTGATACTTTAAAAACAGCACTACAACGATTATTCTGAAATAACATTTCACTATCATCCATAGTCACATCAATCCATTCATCATCAGTACACATGATAGGTGCAATTGGCTTAAAATTAGCTAATTTTGTAAAATAACTAATAGCATATGACGCTGAAAACCCAGAATGTCCTTGTTTAGAAAAAACTTCTAGTAACTCTAACACATTTTCTTGTACCCATTTATCTGGATCATTTTCACATTCTTCAACAGGTTTATAACCTATTTTTAGAAATTCTCTTTTAGCGTGTTCTATTAAATTACTCATTTTTATTATCTACTATTTTTCCAAGTTTATTTCTTCTTAATATATTATTAAATACTTTGTATAATTCTGTATCAGATTCTAATTTATTTATGATTTGATTTGCTTCTAATATCAACAATTTTTCATGCTCATTTTTTTTTTCATCTTCAGTCATATTCAGAAGTCTATCAATTTCACATCTATAAACATCTAATTGATTTTTTTTTAATTCTTTAAATAATTTATTGATTTGTTCGAACTGTTTATTACTTTCATAAAATGGATTAATTGAATTGATTATAGTTTTTATTATATCTTTAAAAAGTTTCATTTTAATTTTTTTAATTTTTTTAATTTTTCTTTTCTTGAATTGTAATTTATATATCTGTGACATCTATTACAAGCCCAACTATCTGGCTCATATTGTTTATCTGGTTGATATGGTTTGTGACCATTTATTTTACAAATCAATGGCATAAATGTATCATCAAAAGTAATTCTATCAAAATTTTTAATTAATTTCCAAGTTTTATTCCAATTCTTATATTTAATATAATGAAATAAATTTTGTGTTTCTCTACCACATCCCATAACTATTCAACATTTTTATTTTTAATTTTCTATATTCTTTTATTGACATAAAATCACATTCAAGATACCAACTTTGAATAGTGGTTCCAAATTTTACAGAATATAAAATATCAGATAAATTATCTGAATATCGATATGAATATCCATATATTTTATATGTTTTATACTCCTTGAGATTCCATCCATAAATATTTTTAGAATTATTTATGAATATAACGTTATCACCAACATGAAACTTCATATTTTAGATATTAAAAATTAAATGATTTGTTTTGTGTTTTTGGTTTTTCTGATGTGAATAATGCATCGAATTGTCTCTTGTTAAATTCTGTGTCTCCATATTGTCCATCAACATGATATTTATTGTCTTTGGTGTGTGAATAATTGTAGGTTTTGTTATTTTCAAACTGCCCGTAATCTAGCTTACATATAGCTCTCATTATTATTTATTTATTTTTTATAATATATTTATTACTTTACCATATACATTTTTGGTCCAGCCATTTATGTGTCCTTTATTGTTACCGATAAGAACTCCTTGTTCTAAGTTTTTTGATTTTACTAAGTGAGTATATAATTTTCCGTGATATTTACAATAAACAATATCTCCTACATTTACTGATTCCCAAGTAGCTGGTTCTAATGTTACAGGTTGTTTTGATTTTATTAATGGAAGCATTGAGTTTCCTGGCTCTTTACTAATAATTGTTTCTCCAGCTAAAAGTCTTTCAACTTTATTATTTGTCATATGATTTTTTATTTATAATTATAATTATGATGAACTGATGCAAAAACTCTTCCACTAACTTCTATATTACTATAAATTCCTTCTGGCGTGTCACATTTTATATCATAATTTACTGTGTAACCATCATTACTCCATTCTGCAGTTATAATTGATCCACAATTATATACTCTATTCCAATCATTAAATCCTTTACCTCCGTGATCACAAGAAGAACCACAATATGGACATGTTTTATATTCTTTATTGTGATTCCAATCAAAATCACCTTTTTGTCCGTTTAAAATGTATTTTGTCATAAAAAGTTTGTGTTATTAAATAATTTTGTTATCTTTGCAAAATCTAGTTGAGTCTAGTTCGGTTTAAAATTATATCACTTATATCACATAAATAAAAAAAGTTTTATATTTTTTAAAAACATTCAATTCAAAAAAGTATATATAAAAATTAAAGATAAAATAATACATAAAATGAAGAAAAAATTAGATAAATATTAGATTATTAAAAAATAATCTAATAAAAAATGAAAAGAATCAAATGTAAAAAATCAGATGTAGTAACTGACAACAGAACCTACAACATTCTAAATAATGATAATACAGATCCTTATTGGGACGAAGGATTACACTTTTATCCAGAACAATCAAGAATAACAAGAAAGTTTAAAAAGAAACAATTGCTAATGTATCAAATAAGAATGTATAAAACTTGGAAGCACAATAGAAGTAATCAATATAAAGTAAAATAATTATGTTTTTTTTTAAAAGTAAAATAAATGAATTGACATATTTACGTCAATATACACATCATAGTGATTATGATTCATCAGAAAAAATGAAATATGAATCAATTGATAGTATTATGAAATACTTCAGAAAAATGATTGATATTGATGAAAAATGTGGATTATCAATAGAATCAAAATTTAAAGATGTTATTTATCCTGTTTTTGATTTAGATTGTAAATCTAAATATGAATTATTTAAAACTTTACATGAAGATACTCCATATGTAATATTCATAAGTAGTTGTAACGATGACGATGATGATGAAAAAAAATATCACTATTGGGGAATTATTGGAAATTCTAACAAAAAATTCAAAGAATTAATATCAAATCAAAATTGGAAAATCTGCAATGATAATAATTATGTAAAATTTTCAACAGAAATAAGTAAAATTCTAATTAGAGGAATATTTGAAAATAAAAATAGAAAGCCAAAATTATTTGAAAAAAATGGTATTCTATCTGAAGATTTTGAAATGTTCATATCTAAATTAGAAAGTCATTATAATACTAATGGCTTTGAATTGTCAGTATTAAGATATAAGAATACTGAACTATTGATACAATTCAATAGAAAATTAAAATTGAAAAAGATAAATTATAGTGAAAAAGAATAAAAAAAATGAAAATATTTTTAATGTAGTTAACTTAGATTTTGCAAGCTTATATCCATCCTCATTTAAAATTGATGAACGATTGATTGCTGAGCTAAATAGAAAAAAAACAAATGAAAAAAGACGGCAAAAGCTTGAAAAAATAAATAACTTAAAATGAAAAAAATAGTAAATGGATGTTTAAATTGTCCTTTTTGTCATACTGAGTATGATTATGATACAATAGGAAAACCAGACACTGATGTATGTGTATTGTCAAATTATTTAAAATTAAATAATCCTTATATTGATTTGAATGAAAATGAATATAAACCAAAATGGTGTCCTCTTATAAATGATGATTATACTTTTAAATTTAAAGAATTTTCTGATAAAACAAAAAATGAGATACTAACTTTAAATAAAAAAATATCTGAAAATGAATACCAATATGGACAAGATTATGAAAATGATGAATTTGATTATATTGCGAATAACATAGAAAACAAAGAATTATATAAAAAATTAGATGAATTGATGAATAATGATGAATTATCTGATTACAATGAAGACATCAAAGAAGAATTTAATAATAGTATAGATCAAGTTAAAAATCAATTGAAAAATTTAGAAGCACTTGGTACAAAATTAAACGATGAATTGAACAATTTAGGTAATATACATTAATCTAAATATTATGAAAATAATACCTATAAAATCAAAAAAACAAGATAATGGTTTGTGGGGTATGCCTAAAAATTGTTATTATATCGAACACTATTTTCAATTAGAAGAAAGAAATGAATTTATTTTATCTGCATTAATAAATTGTTTGAATACTAAATTTAATGAGAGATTTGAAATGTCTCTTTTGAGTGAAAAAAAGATTTATTTTAAATTTGAAAAACATGGAACTGTGATTCTTTCATTTAATGATTATGAAGTATTTAATGATAAGTTGTATGAATTTGATAATGTTAATGAACATAATATTTTTATGAGAAAACAGAAATTAATAGAAATTAATGTATAAATACAACAGCAATTCACCAGAATATCAAAAATTACTTGAAGAATTAAAATTATATTATATAAATATACTTAAAGAATCAGAGTTCGGATATAATGTATATAGTGTATTAAGATTTATGAAAAGTGATAATAACAATTATGATTATATTGTTTCTGTTAAATTAGAAAAAAAATATAAATTAACAGGATATCATTATGTTATAGAACATCATTATTTATCTGAACTTCAATTAAATAATATAAGCAGAATAAATAAACTGAATAAATTATGTCAGACAACATAGTATCTAATTTAGATACTAAATCATATCTACTGTTATTAAGAGAATTGAAAAAATATTATAACAAAAAATTCAATAATAAATATGATTTTAGTATTCGTGAAATAGTTAAAGAATTCAATTCATCACTTTATACTGTAGTTATTATATTTCATTATAATAGTAAACATGATAGTTATGAAATTAAAATTTTAACTGAACTTCAAGTGATTTCAATATTGAGAATATCTAAACTAAATAAAATAAATGAAAGACACAGAATTAACTAACGATGATTTTAAAGTAGGACAAATTGTCACTTGTGTAACATTTGATGATAATGATTACTGGGATCAACATTTGACAGTAGGGAAAAAATATAAAATTGAGGATATTGATTGGCATTTTGAAAATAAAATTGTGGTAAGAAGTGATAACAAAAAATTGAGTCAATTTGTACCAATACGATTTTTTTCTGATAAAAAAATAATTAGAAAAATGAAATTAGAAAAACTGAATAAAATATGTACAAAGTAGGAGATATTATGGTTTGTATTGATAATACGCCTAAATCTGATAACATTTTTTATGATTTCATTTCATATTGTTTAAAATACAAAAAATCAAATCCTTTAGAAATAAATAAAACATATACCATTAAAAAAATTCAATCATATTGGGATGATGATGGAAATTGCTATGAATTACTTGATGATACTAGCAGTAGATATCAAAATACTTCATATATGTTAGAAGAAGTTGAGGAAATATATGGATATACAGTTTTTGATATAAATAGATTTATTGGGTTAAAAGAATATAGAACATCAAAACTAAAAAAATTAAATGAAATATGACAAAATTATAGTTGGAGATTTTTTAATTTGCATTAAAAATGATTATACAAATGATAACCTCATAACAGTAAATAAAGAATATAAAGTATTAGAAATAGGTAGAAATTATAGTACAATAACAATAATGACAGATGTTGGTATCATATGCGATATAATATTTTATTCATTTTTCATTAGTAAAAGAATTTTAAGAAAAAATAAATTGAATAAATTGAATAAAATATTTTGTGAATTGGATTAATTGTTGTACATTTGCAAAAAATATTAAAAAATAGAATTAAATTAATTAAAAAAAGTAGGTAAAATTATGATTGAGTTAAAAGGTAAATATACAGACGCTAAAATATTTATAGATGAAGTTGAAGAAGGAGTCTATACACAAATATACAATGTCATTAACTCAGAAACATCTAATGGGTTGAAAGTCAGACTAATGCCAGACGTGCATGTTGGCTCAGATATTTGTATTGGGTTTTCCATGGAATTGGGTAAGTATCTCAAACCAAGCACTATAGGTGTGGATATCGGCTGCGGGATGCTAAGTGCTAGATTTTCAGGTAGAACCACATTAGATTTAGAAAAAATTGATAATCTGATACGTGAAAATGTTCCTATGGGATTTGGTATGCACGAAGATATCAAATTTAAAAATATCCCTTTTGGTGATGTTCAAGTAATTGCAGATAACTTCATTGTAAAATTTAACGAAAAATTTGGGACATCTTATGATTCTCCATCATACAATGATAAATGGCTAACATCTAAATTGAAAGATATTGGAATTGATGAAGGTAAATTTTACAAATCTATTGGTACATTAGGAGGTGGTAACCACTTTATTGAACTTGGTAAGTCAGATAAGACTAATGATTATTGGGTAACAGTCCACTCTGGGTCAAGAAACTTTGGACTTAAAATTGCGGAATACTGGACTAAAGTTGCAAGAGGTAAAGTATTCGTTGCAACCAAAGAATATAACATGGAATTGGATGACATTACAATGAATACTTATCCTAAATCTGATATTGATAAAAAAATAAAAGAATTAAGGACAAGATACAGTCTTAATATTGACAAAGAATATTTAGATGGTGAGTATCTTATTGGATATCTATTTGATATGATTTTTGCTCAACAATATGCTCTATGGAGTAGAAAAACAATGTTATCATTGATAAAAAAAGCATTGAATATCAAAAAGTTTGATGAAGAAATTCATTCAATACATAACTATGTTGATTTCAAAGATTTTATCATAAGAAAAGGTGCAATCTCATCTTATGTTGGTGAAAAAATGATTATACCATTCAATATGAGAGATGGAATACTTATATGCGAAGGTAAATCAAATGAAGATTGGAACAACTCAGCACCACATGGGTCTGGTCGTTTGATGTCAAGATCAAAAGCAAAAGAGTCAATTGATTTAAAAGATTTTCAGAAAGTAATGAAAGGTATATATTCAACATCTGTATGTAAAAGTACAATTGATGAATCACCATTTGCTTACAAAAACTCTGATATGATTGAAAAAGCTATCGAGCCTACTGCATTAATTCTTGATAAAATAAAACCAATCTTAAACATAAAAGATAAATCTGAAGGTACATCTTGGAAAGATAAGAAAGAGCAAAAAAAGAAAGATAAGCAACGTAACAACGAAAGAAATGAAGTTTCTTATCAAAAGATGAAAAAATTCTAAATAAAAAAGGATGAAAAAATTATTTTCATCCTTTTTTTTTGCGAAAATTTGTAAGATACAAATAATTTTATTATCTTTGCACAAAATATAAAAATGACAGAAGAAGATAGAAAAAAATATGAAGTAACTCTTAGAGAAAATCTATTAAAGCATATTGATGATTTAAGAGAAAAAATTTCAAGTAATGAGATTTTTCCACATGGAAGTCAAGATTTAGAATCATTAGTTGAAATTGATGATAATATTGAAGCTTGTTTAAATTGTTGGTATTATTAATCTTAAAAATATGAAACAAGTATTAGATGAAACTAAACAGATTCATTATGTAGATGAATGTGAGATTATAGAATTTATAACAATAAATTCTAACATGGAATGGAACGACTGTTGCGATTATATAAGAGAGCATAATATATCATCAGTAGAAGGTATATCTCATTGGATAAAATCTGAATTAATTGAAGAAAATAGAGATGATTATGACACAGAAGCATATTATTGGGTATTAGCTTTTTTTGAAGCACATCCTTGGATAAATAAAATGATGATTGTTTTTGACAGTTAAAAAAATATATAATGTCAATTTGTCATATACTATGACTCATTGTCATTATATTTGTTTTGGCATAAGATTTGAATAATAAGAAGTAATTAAATAATAATGTTTAAATTAGGAGAAATTGTAGTTTGTATTGATGATAGTGATGATACTACTACATATGAACCATATAAAAATTTAAAAAAATACTCAACATATGAGGTAAAGAATGACGGATATTATTTTAATACTATTAGTGTTTCATTAACTGATATAAAAGGAAGATTCAGAGTAACAAGATTCATGTCTGTTAAAGAATATAGAAAATTAAAATTAGAAAAATTAAATAAAAAATAAAAAAGTAAATTATGGGAAAAATTATTGGAATTGACTTGGGTTCATATAACTCAGCAGTATCTATTGTAGAAGGTGGACAAACAATTGTCATACCTAATTCAGAAGGATCAGTATCAACACCATCTGTTGTTGCATTTGATGTGAAAACAGGAGAAATTAAAGTTGGTGATGCAGCTAAAAGGCAAGCAGCATTAAATCCAAAAAACACAATTTTTAATATCAAAAGACTTATTGGTAGAACTTATGACGAAGTTAAACATCTAAAACGTCCTTATGACATTGTAGATAATAATGGTAAAGCTGCTGTAAAAATTGGAGATAGAATATATTCACCAGAAGAAATATCTGCAATCATTCTTCAAAAAATGAAAAAAACAGCAGAGGATTATCTTGGAGCAAATGTAGAAAGTGCTGTAATAACAGTACCAGCGTATTTTAATTCAGATGAAAGAAGTAGCACAAAAGTAGCAGGAGAAATTGCTGGATTAAAAGTAGAAAGAATTATATCAGAACCAACTGCTGCTTCATTAAACATAAAAAATGAAACTGATAAATTATATTTTATAATAGATAGTGGTGGTTGTACATCAGATTTTAGTTCAATTTCAATTGAAGATGGCTTATTTGAAGTAATAGCAACAGATGGTAGTTTAGATCTTGGAGGTAATTTAATTGATGATGCACTTGTTAATTACATTTCTGATGATTTTTTAAAAGAATCAGGAGTAGATATAAGAAAAGATCCTATGGCTCTTCAACGTGTCACAGAAGCAGCAGAAAAAGCAAAAATTGAGTTATCTAATGTTACACAAACAGAAATCAATTTACCTTATATTACTGCAGTTGACGGAACGCCAAAACATTTAGTTAAAACTATAACTCGTGCCAAATTTGAACAATTAATTCAATTTTATGTTGACGAAACAATGAAATTAATTAAATCATCAATTAAAAAAAGCAATAAGAATATAAGTGATATTGATGAAATTGTTCTTGTAGGAGGTAGCACAAGAATACCATATTTAGTAGATAACATTGAAAAATATTTTGGTAAGAAATCTAACAAGTCTCTTAACGCTGATACTGCCATAGCATCAGGGGCTGCTATACAAGGATCCGTTCTTGCTGGAGATACAACTGACATATTATTACTTGATGTTACAGCGTTGAGCTTCTGTATTGAAACCATGGGTGGTGTATCAACTAAAATGATAGAAGCAAATACTACAATACCGACAAGTAAGTCACAGGTATTCAGTACGGCTTCGGATAACCAACCAAGTGTCCAGGTTAATGTTTGTACAGGAGAAAGACCTATGTATGTAAACAACAAACACTTAGGTACATTTTCACTTGATGTTCCACCTGCTCGTAGAGGTACACCACAAGTAGAAATCACATTCAGCATTGATAGCAATTCTATTCTAACAGTCAAAGCTGTTGATAAAGCAACTGGAAAATCCAATGATATTAGAATTGAAGGTAAATCATCGTTAACAAAAGAAGAGATTGAAAGAATGAAGAATGAAGCTGAACAAAATGCTGATTCAGATAAAAAAGAAAAAGAGAAAGTTGATAAACTTAATCAAGCAGATTCTATGATTTTTCAAACAGAAAAACAAATTGAAGATTTTTCTGATAAGTTAACTGAAGAAAACAAAACTGAATTGAATTCTAAGCTTGGTAATCTTAAAGAAGCTCACAAAACTCAAAATGTTGATACTATTGATAACTGCATTAAAGAATTGAATGATTCTTGGCAAAATATTAGTTCTAAGCTTTATGAAAAATCTCAAAATGAGTCAACAAATGATTCTAATCCAACAAATGAAACTCAATCACCTAATAAAGATGATTCTGAAAATGTGACAGACGTAGATTTTGAGGAAGTAAAATAATTTTTTTAAAATAATTTAAAATAAAAAATAAAGTCAGATTAGTTCTGGCTTTTTTTATATATCTTTGTATCACGAATATTAAAAAATTATAAAACATGTTCAATATAAATAGGAAACATCTTTGTAAGAAAAACTCAAAGTATTGTATTAAAGGTAATATTTATGATATTCATATGATATCTTTTAATTGTATTTCAATATATTTGGATAATTATCCTATTTATGAAAATTTTATATTTGAGGAAGGTTATTATACATATTTAAATTTTTATGATTATTTTTATACTGAGAAGGAAGAAAGGAAATTAAAATTAGAAAATATTAAAAATGTCAGATAATAAAAAAATAAATAAAGAAAGGAAATATCGTTGCAAAGAATCAATATATGGTTTTATAATAAATAAATATTATGAAATTAATGAGATATACACATATATGATTGAGATGCGTATTATTGTTAATTATCAATATAATTATTATTGTTTCTCATTAGAAGATGATTATGATTCACTTCCTAATTTTAATAGATTTTTTTATTCTGAGAAAGAAGAAAGGAAAGTAAAATTAAAACAAATAGAAGAATCACAAAAAATCACAAAAAATAATAATATTTTACTTGAAGCATAAAAAATAGTTGTATCTTTGTATCATAATTATAAAACTAAATCAAATGGAAAATCCTTATTATCAAATGATGATTAAAAATGCAAGAGCATTTGTTCGATCAAGCAAAAATCAAGAAGATGTAGAAAATAGAATTTCTATTTTTGAAATTAGTGAGGTTCTTGCTATTTGCACTGGTAAATTAAAAGAAGATATCGTTATTGAACTCGCTGGATTTGATAAATAATCTAAATATATTTATATGACGAAAGATGAAATTTTACAGCAAATTAAAAATGAAGCATTAAATAATATTGCTAAAATTTATAATCCAAAATATAAGTTTGATTATTATGAATGTGATAATATAGGAGAGTATGGAGGTGAAGATGTAAGTTGTTCTGAACAAAGAGAGAACAAAATCAGTTCTATTATTGAAAAAATGAATAAAGACATTGAAGAAACTAAGAAAAAATATAAATTTAAATAATTTATGAATATATTAGAAAATTGCAAGAAAAAAATAGAAGAATGTTTTGGTATTATTGATTGGGAGTTTGTTGTAGTTCAGCCTGACAATGATGTCGTTACACACTATAGATTCAAAAACAAAGATGGTTATAAAGCCTTTGTGACAGTAATTAATGGAACTGAAATATGGAGTCCTTTAGTCACTGATGCGAATGATGATGAAGTATTATCAATAAAAGACAATAGGATTGAAGAAAAGTATAAGGGTAGGGACAGAAGTGAAATAAATACTGATGAAGCTATATTTTTATGTTATGTTGAAGATGATGTCATTTGTTGTGTTATTGATTATAAAGCAGAAGATGAATCATACGATGATATTGAATGTGTTAATCATCCAGATTTTAATGAATATTGGGATTGTGTTCAAGAGAATATTTTTGAAACTGATCATTTTACTACTATTGAATCTGCTAATGATTGGTTAATATCAATTGGTATGGAATATGATTCAAAACTAAATCATTAAATACTTCAGAAGTGAAAAATATCATATTTATTCTATTTTTATTTATGAGTAGTTATGTTTCATCTCAGAATAGAGTGACTACATCGGTAGGAGTTACACTTATATCTATTAAAGATACAACTATTAATACAGCCATGATGCTTGAAACCAACAAGACATATACATTATCAAAAGGAATGTCCATTCAATACATGAACAGAACATATGAAAGACCTTTAAATATTGTTAAAATGTCAAATGGTAAAGAAAAATGGACATATGATAAAACTGTGGTGTATATGAAAGATGGAAAGATAGATATCATCAGGAATTTATAATAAAAATTAAATAATCATGAAAATAGAAGATATTAAACCACTTGGAAATTTCAAAGAAGTTTTAGAGAAATTTAGAGAAAAAGCTGACTCTATAATAACAAGATGTCACAAAGAAAAAGTTTATAACTCTGCACTTGCAATATTAATAAAGTCAATTTGTGGAGAGTTTTGTGTTATTGATGTATTATCAGATGGAATTAGAAATAATAAAGGGTGGAACATAGAAGAAATGAAAATTGACTTGTTATATACACACTTGATTATAATGGATTTAAATGATGTCGCTCAACTTTATTTAAATGGATTTAAAATGGACTCAAGAGAAAAACAACTACAAGAAATGGTAGATATGGATAATGATATTTTTGGTGAGTTAAAAATAGAACAATGATAAAATCAAGATGCAAAAAATTCATACTGAGAAACTTTGATAAGTTTGAATATGATAGTAAGAATGAACATTTTTTTCTTCATAAGAAAAATGGTTATTATACAGATATAACTATTAATCTATCGACTTGTGGTGATGATGATAGGTTTTACACAGTTTGTTATTGGGGTAATAGAGATTCATGGTTATGGATTTTTAGAGAAGATTTTATATTCACAGAAAACATCATCAGAAAAAGTAAGCACACAGAAATAGACACTCAGATAATAAATATTCTTAAAGCAAAAAAATATTATTATGAAAACATTTGAAAACATTTTATTTATAATTTGGTTCACATTATTATTTACTGTAATTTCAGGATTAATATATTCTTATTCTGTTAAATTATCAGAAAAATCAGATTTTATCAATTCTAAATATAAAGATTGTATTATTGAAAATGGAGAACACTTAAAATCAGGTGAATATAATAACTTAAAAAACAAAGTATTTCAAATGTATTTCAAAGATAGTTATTATACTGATATGACAATTAAACTTAAATCAGATAGCTCATATGTTGTGATATTTTGGGGTAATAGAAAATCAATAATGTGGGATATTAGGAAAGATTACTATTTCACAGTTGAGATACCATATAATAGAAGCATAGGTAAAGATGTATCAAAAGACATAACAATACTTGAAATTTGCAAATTAACTCAATTATATGATAATTAATATATGAAATCAATTGTAAATAAAGATAATGATTTAATTTCAAGATATTTGAAAATTAGGCAAGAACTTATTGAAGAATACAAAAAAACAACGTGTGAAGATGAAGAATTCAGAAAATATTTTTTATCTAAATTTGTTGAAAAAGACGGTAGTGTTGATTCATTGTTATTTGAATATGATAGAAGTATAATTAAATCTAAATTGACGGAGAAATCATACAATCTAATTGATGAGAATTATTTAGAATTAGTTGATAATGACTTCATTGCATATGAACACAGATATGGTCACGTATCTTTTAAAACAAAAGAAGAAAGAACTGAATGGTTAATAAAAAAATCAGATGATGATTATGATGCTTTTAAATTTTTTGATTGTATTGAATTGAAAGAAATAAAAGGCACAATTGAAAATAATTATAATGATTTTATAAATAAAATTGAAAATGGATATGTGATTTTCATAAAGTCAGATAGTTTATTTAGTGATAATTTAATATGCAATTTCATTGAAGAATAATAACACAATATATTTATGAAGCAATTAAGATTTACGACAACAAATCCACATGGTATGTTCTCTTCAAGTGACAGAGAATTATTAATATCTACTGATGATATTAATTTAGGAGTTCTAAGTAATTACTCAGCAAAAGGAAAAGGTGCATACATACATGGTGATGCTGAAGAATTAGCAGAATTTGATATTCCTGTTTTCTTAGATGGTGATTATGAACAACTTGATTTACCTATTGAAGAACAAGACATATTGATGATGTTACCTTCTGGTAATTATCAATGTACTTCTGATTTATCATACAAATCAATGATAATTGAAGATGAGTATTATCTAATTACTCTTAAAAAATAAATAATGAACAAAAAAGTATATTATAAAACAGATTGTAAAAAATTGATACAGTATAATGAAAATACTGATACTTTTTCTATAAGAAATGAAACAAAAAAAGTAGACAAAAGAATATCAATTAATGAATTTCGTCTTCTTAACACTACTATCATAAAATCTCAAGAGTTCTGTAGATTAATGAATATTCATTTCAATAGTATTAAAGATTCTTGGATGTTTGATGGTACAGAATATCAAAGTTTAGATAACTTTGAATATAAGGATTATAATTTATCAGATAATTATAATCTTGGCAAAGAAGTACCATTTCATGAAATTCCAAGTAGGTATAATCCTGATCACAAAAGAAATATGATTCTTGTGTATCATTGGGGTAAAGTTTACTATCATGACATTTCATATAATGGAGAGAAAACAGGTAGTTTGTATGACACAAAAACATTAAATTCTGTTCAATGGTGTAAATTAAAAAATTGTGCACCAATATTCAATAAAACATCTAAAAAAATAATGTAACATGAAAGTAAAATTAGAAAAATTCTACAATGAAATGAAAAATTTTGTGAATAGTGATGATAATGAAGGATATTCAGTGTTTGACTATTTATCAGAAGTAGGCGATATGATGAATAAATACGATTTAACTACTGATGATTTAAAAGAAATTGTTAATTTATATCCTAATGATTCAGATGTCATAAGATTTGTGAAAGGTCAATTAGAATTTGAAATTGAAGAAAAAAAGGAAATAGATAATATTAATATTTTACTAAAAAATAGTGGAGTTTTAGATATTGACAATTTTCATAAAGGTTTAAAAAAATTAGGATATAAAATAAGTTTAATCTAAATAATTAAATGAAGGAATTAATTGAACAATTAAAAAAAAGTTGTGATGACTTAGAATTAATTTCTGAACTTACTTTAAAATATAAGGATATTAAAGTAGTCGGAGAAATGCTTTTCTACAAAAAATTGGAGGAAGGTATTCTTAATAAATTGATGAATGCTAACGTGCATCAATTGGAAATTATGAAGAATTCATATAAATTCAGATATTATAAAGATGAATACACTGATAAACTCATTGACATTGCAATAATAAATGTAACAAGAAAGAATAAATTAAATAAATTAAATTTAATAAATTAATCATGGAAAAACTAAATGTTCTACTTTTTTTAGAAATTATATCACTTATGATATGCATTATATGTCATTTATCATCATTTATTACTAAAATAAAATTTCATTGGAAATTATATCCAACAACAGCAATTATTATATTAATGATTTTTCTATTTTCTATGTATATTGTTCAGCCACTCGCTCAATGGTTGAATGTTGGATAAAAATAAAAAAGTCATTAAAAAAGTCAGAATATTTATTCTGACTTTTTTATTAAACTATTTCATCTTATATATATACAAATATTATGTCAAATTGGAATTATAGAATATTAGCAAGAAGAATAGCATCAGATTCATACTCAGATGTACATTTTGGTGTTTATGAGGTGTATTATAATGATGAAACTAATATACCTGAAGCTTGTACAGAAAATCCAATAACAATATTATCATATGAAGGTGAATGTGAAGATCCAATTGAATCAATACAATGGCAATTAGATGTCATAAAAGAAGCAACTAAAAAACCAGTATTAGATTATGATAACTTTCCAAATGAGTATGTTAAGCATCTAAGAAAAAAAAAATTGAAACAAATTGGAAGTAAACTTACGTAAACTTTTCACTTATGATATAGTAGCAAATCCAGCATTTTATAACTGTACATTTAAAATAATATATGATAGAGAAGCTGAAATAAAAAAACTTAAAAATGATAGAATAGAAAAAATAAATAGATTAAATAATCTATAAATTATTTTTCAGTATTTTCATCAAACTTATTCAAATTGTACATTTTGATCATATAAATTATATGTTTGTCCCATGTTCTGGTTTCTGAATATCCTCCTCTTTTAATATTATGTACCCATATATTATAATCAGTAACATTATTTGTAATTAAAGTATTATAATACTTTCTTTTTGAAATAAATTCACAAAAATGTCTAAATGATGTTGAATCATTTTCATAACGTTTATAATGATTTCCTTGTTTTACTCCAAAGTAATTATGCTTAGTTTTACTTAATTTACTTGTTCCAGATCCACTTTCCCATAGAGAAATTGAAAGAATTACACTAACTGGAATTTTAAACTCATTGCTTAGTGACATAGATAATTTATCGAATTTATCTATAAATTTTGTTTGGACTGTTTGTGAATTAGTATACATACTAAAAGCCAATAGCATTATTATGCCTATTAAAATTTTTCTCATGTCTTTAATTTGTTTTTGATTGATGATTTCAAAAAATAGGATGTTGTATAAATCCAAAGTAATAAAATAGTTAAATCTGCCTATAAGATATGATTCGCAGTAAGGAAATCAGCAGATTAAAAATCATCAATTAATTATAAAATTAGGTGATTCTAATTTGATTTATAATTATTGTATATGTTATTATATAGTAATAAATAGTTACCATAAATTAACTCAGTATGTTATTGTATAGGTACAAATAAATAAATAGTTTATCTTTATTTGTAATTAACTAATAATCAGAATTTTAATATCATAGTTAAAAATCATTAAACAATCACAATAGTCATTTATATAATGAATATAATGAATATAAAGAAGTATCTTTGCATTCATAATCATTATAAATGTAAACACAATGAAATTTAAAGAATTAGACGAAATTTTACAATTAAGACTTAAAAAATCTTGTAGATTAAATGAATCTTTGAATGGCTGGCTACCTTCAAGTGAAGATTATGTTTATATGAAAGATGATGAGGTTGTAGAAATATTCTCAAATAATTTAGAAATAGAATTTAAAGATAATAATATCACATCTGTGAATAAGTATTAATCTTATTTTTTCTATATTTGACTTTGGATAAATATTTATCGTCGTTTGATATTATTTCATAAGGAATATTATTTTTTTTTAGTAATTCAATTTCATTTGATCTATCTCTATTACTATAAATAATATATACTTTTTTTATATATTTTATTGAAACTTCATTTGATACTATAATTTCTTCTGATATATTAAAATCATATGCATCTTTATTTGTTTTAATATCCCAATATTCTTTTCCAAATTCTTTTAATCTAAGTTCTTGTGCAATTGATAATCCTTTAGTTTTATTTTTTGGTAATTTTAGGTAATAATCCAAATTTTCAACAATAGGAATAATCTTATATTTATCACTTAGTTTCTGAGTATCAAATTCAATAACGCAATTACCATAACCTACTGCAGTTGAAAAATTTCTAGTCACTGATATTCCAATTCCATCTTTTATTCCTAAATTTCTTCTCATATCAGAACTCCATTGGTTACCCCATTCGCTTTTTAGTAATTTTATTTTGCCGTCAAGTAAAATATTTTTTAATTCATTAACTCCCTTATAAAGATTATAATTTTTTGACTCTAATATAAATTCTTCAAATAATATTTTCATAAAGTTATATATTATTTTTTTATATCAAATTTAATTAGTATCTTTGTACATAATTAAAAACATAAACAAAATGCTAAAAGAAATTTTTAAGTTCAGTGAAGACAGTTTTAAAAATGACATAGTTTATGAAAATAAACTTATTAAGAAGTTAAAATATAGTTTTGATTATTTACTAAAGTATTTACCTATCAACACTGTTGATGATAAATTCTCTTTTGATGATATAAAAATTAGGGAGGGTAAAAATTATGATTGGTTTTTCTTAGTTAAAGATGATATTCAATTATTGGTAAGACAATATGGTGGTCATTTCACATTTATTTGTATTAATAAAGATAAAGAGATTTCATATCATAGTAGAATGTCTGTTTTTACAATCAATGATGATCGTAAAAAAATGGATGACAAAACAAGTGACGAGCATTGTGATAATAATTATTTAACAATGGAGGAAATTTTTCCTTCACTATTAGAAATAATTAAAAAAGATAACGTACATACAATTTGGAATCCTCTTTCATTGGTTAGACCTGAATATACAGAAGTTAAAATAGCTCAAATAGGAGAAAATACTCACAGCTTAGATTTATTACTTTTTGCATGTGATGAAGTCTTTCGTATGAATTGCGAATTATTTTCTGAAAACGAAATGGCTAATAAAATAGCTGAATTTAATGTTGGTGATATGTTAGGTGATGCATATAAGATAACAGAAGTAAAAAAAGATATTGATGAAGAGTATTTTTATAGTACTGGCTTATCATTCATTAATACAAATTTTCCTGGTAGTAAGGCAGAATGGTCTGATATCTATTCATTGACAAGATATTATTTGGAGTATATTTTTCCTGAAAATAAATAAATTTAAAATATATAGAAATAAAATTATTATATGAAAAAAATAAAAACATTTGACGAACATAATTCTACAGTTCAATCAAAAGTACCTTTTACTAAGCAAACAATGAAATTAGACATTGATTGGAGAGCAGCAAAGGATTTTGATTTACACTACTATTATAAATGGGTGTGTGATCATCGTATTAAAAATGATGAAAATGGCTGTAATTTACCAAATGGCGCTGATTCTTGGGTAGCTGACACATCTAAATTGGACTATATGAGTAAACAGAAAAAAGATTGGTTGTATGAGTATGCATTATCAAAAGGTGGTAGCCCAAAACCAGCATTTACTATTAAAAAAGACACAAAAATTAAAGTTGTCGATGAAAAATACAATTTGATAATTGAAATTTTAGATGGTCCATATGCTGGTGAAAAATTTGAAGCAAAGTTATCTGATTTTAGAACTTGCTTGGTTGGTGAAGCTAAAGATGAAAATTTAGTTGTTTCTAAGTATAAGATATTCTTAAACGGAGAACCATTGAAATCAAAATATTATACTAACATGGGAAGAATCAAGCTTGCTTTACTAAATGCATTTGGGTTTCAAAATAGTAATGATAATGATAATGATAATGAAGATGGTGTGCCATATTACATTTCGGATTCTAGTTCAACAACATTAAGTAAAAATGATTGTAAAAATGTTAAAATCATTAGATATGACAATAATTCAAAAGTTGGAATTCCTGTTGATTTTAATGTTCTGGAATTTTATGTTGAATATTTGGAAAAAAAAGAGTTAAAAAAAGACTCAAAAAAATATAATTTATAAAAATGAAAGTAACCACAGAAGATTGTATTAACTCAATAGTTAAATATCTAATTGAGAAAGAAAATAATTTCACAAATTCAAAAGATTGGAAAAGAATTTCAAAATCAGGAAAAGATGATAATATCATACGCAAATTTCAAAACAAAGTTTCAAATAGAGAAATATATGTAAGATCTAGTGACTCTGAAATTTTTGAAGTTAGTGATAAAGATTTTAGTATGATTACAAATTTTAAAAATTTCACAGGTGGAAATAGTGGTAAAATTAAAACAATTGATAAAATTAAAAGTCAAAAAGAATTTTCTGAATATCTATTAGATGAATATCAATCAGGTAAATGGATAACCACCAAAGTAGACAAAGAAGATAGTGATGCATATGCTAATTTGATTTATCAGGGTGTTGATGAATTTAGGTCTGATTTGGAATCTTGGGGTGGCTGGATGTGTGATGATATTGAAAAATATTTAGACGAACCAAATTTGAAGATTGAAAATCATTATCTAAAAGACTCTGATATTGTAGAAATTGATTCAATATCTTTTGGAGATAAACTTCTGTTGTGGAGTCTACACGAAGATTAATTCTGATAATTAAAAAATCATAAATTTATTTATGATTTTTTGTTTATATAATTATTATTAGTATCTTTGTATTCAATTAAAACATAAACAATATGAAACAGTTAAAAGACACAAAAAAAATTACGCTTGCAACATTAAAAGGATTTGCAAAAAGAAATAGTGAAAATCTATTCGTAAAAAATATTAGTTCATTTGATGGAATGACAGATTGTGTTGAAAGTTGTAATGATAATAGTTGGAAAGAAACTTCTATTATTGACAAAACTAATTATTACAAAACTGGTATCAACGGAGTTTATACAGTAGGTAGTAGTCGTGATTATTTCACGTTACATGAAGATTCAATTTATGTTGGTATTGAAGTATATAACTCTTGTGGTAATGCTATTTTAGCTGTAAAAAAATAAATAGTATGATAATACCTGCAAATGAATTAAAGGCTGGAGACTTAGTAAGACCTTTTATAAGTGAAAGAACAATGAAAAGAACAAAAAAAACTATTCTTATTGTTGATGGTCCATTTGAATGTAATGGAGCATTTAAAGATTATTACATCACTTTTAAAACAGATGATCCTGATAATGATAATGAACTTTTCATTCATTCAGATGAAACAGTTGAAGTTATTGAGAAATAAAGAAAAAATAAACTAATGATTATTTTTAAATCAATAATTATAGAAATAAAATATTAAAATATATGAACATATATAAAATAACAAAGTTTAGAGATTTAGAAACAAAATTAGAAACATTATCGACTGAATTTATTTGTTCTAATCTAAACGAAGATGAATTATTAAATATGATTCACGAAAAAACAAAGGATGGCTTATTATTAAAATATTCTAAAGATATGGAATGTTATCTTGATAAAAATGTAGAATGGTATCCTTGTATATCGGACAATAAAAAATTTATGAAACAATATGGAGATAAACAAATCATATTTAATCATGAAAAAAAATATGGCTCACATATTATAATTTCTGAATGTTTAATTAAAAGTAATGTAACCACATTTGATTATACAGATTTAATTAAATATGGAGTTTTGAAAGAGATTTGACAATAAAAATTAAATACTATAAATTATGGAAAGTAAAATTTTAAAATTAGTTGATGAATATGAAGTTGAAATTGAACTCAAATATAAAAAAAAATCAATAGTAGCAATCATTGATAACGGAGATGAAATAAAAGTTATCAAGTTAGGATTTATCAATAATATAATTGAAGAAATTGATAAAGTCTGTAAAGTTATGCTAAAAAATAAAATAAAAAAGGATAAAGAGTTAACTGAAAGACTCAATAAAATAGATAAGACTATATTTCCAGATAATTTATTCGAAAAATAAAAATATGAAAACTAAAAATGCAATTTTATTCTCAAATGTAGACAGAGAAGATTACTGGGTATCTAATGGGCTTGTTTTTAAAGTTGAAAACACAGATACATATATTAATGCTTATAATGAAATAAAAGATAAATTAGAGTCTAAAGAAGTTATTGATTATATAATAGAAGAAGCTTGTTTATTGGATGATTTATTTGAAGGTGATGAAACTTATAAATTTTTGAAGACTGAATATATTCATAGTTTATATTTCACTTTTCAAAATAGTATTGGAGAACAAGTTGAGCATAAAATGTCAGCGGATTTTGTATTTTCACTTTAAAAAATAAAATTATGTCATCAGAAAACAAAAAAAGGAAATTGAAAAATTCTTATTGTGTTAAAAGTTGGTTAAAAAACAAAACAATAAAAATTAAAAGATTAGGATTCTATAATGCATCAAAAAGAAAAGTTGATAAAAGAATAGAAGAATAAAATAATTAAAAATTGAAAATATGAATAGATTTTTTGGTATGATGCCTTCAAGTGAGGTAAAAAAAAGTAAAAGTTTTAAAGTTGGAGCTGGTCAATTAACAGTAACAATTGATGCAGGAGAAAATGGCTGGACAATTTTATTTGCTGATAGCTCATCAGAATATAAAGATGTCGTAGATACCACTGAAAACAATTTCAATTCAGCATTAGATGTTTTGAAAACTCATTTTTGTGATATAAATGAAATAAATGAAATTGAAAAATTTGAATGCTAAATAATTAGTATAAAAAATGATAACAAATTTGAATATTGGAGATAAAATTATTCTAAAAAAACCTTCAAATATATTTGAGGAATTTGGAATACCATCAGATTTGAGTGTTGATGAAACTTATACTATATCTGAGATACATAAAGGATTAATTGATAATGTCATTATACGTGTTGGAATAAAAGAAAAACCATATTCATTATATTATATTGGATTATTTGAAACATCATTGAAATTTGAAAGAAGACAAAAATTAAACAACTTGAAAAAATATGAAAAAAACTAATTTAAAACTGGCAAACGGAGAAAAAGCACTAATTGTTGATAACAATGAAGTGAAAATTTTAAAATCAGAAAACTACAATTTTCTATTTAATAAAAAAACAGGATTCTTTGCCAGATGGGGTAAAACAGAAGAAGATGATGGAGATTTAAATCTTGGATTACCTGAAATTGCAGATATCGAAATTGCTGAAATTTGTGAAGGTGTTCCTGGAATAGGGCCATGTAAATTCTGCTATAAGAGTAATGGTAATCATGGACATAATATGTCATTAGAAACATTCAAAAAAGTTTTCGATAAATTACCATCAAGTATTGGACAAATCGCATTTGGTTGTGGTACATTGAGAAGACATCCTGAAATGTGGGAAATTTTCAAATATGCGAAAGATAATGGTGTCACACCAAATTTGACAATAAATGGTGACGTTGATGATGATGAATTTGATAAAATTTCTGAGATGTGCGGAGCATGTGCAGTTTCTATTTATGATAAAAATCTATCATATGACGCTATTAAAAAACTTACTGATCGTGGAATGAAACAAGTGAATATTCACTATATGATTAGTCAAGAAACATATGAAAAGGCATTTGAAATAATGGATGATATAAAAACTGATCCAAGACTTGAAAAATTAGGAGCATTAGTATTTTTGAGTTTAAAAACAAAAGGTAGAAGCAAAGGCAAATTTCATCAATTGACTCAAGAACAATTTTCTAATCTTACTAATTATGCTCTTACTAATTCTGTTCCTATGGGATTTGATTCTTGCTCAGCACAAAAATTCATGAAAGCAATTAAAGGACATGTAAATGAAGAAAAAATGATTCAATGTGCAGAACCTTGTGAAAGCACACTATATAGCTTATATGTTGATGTCAATGGCAATTTCTTTCCATGTTCATTTTCACCTGATACAGAAGGTTGGGAAAAAGGATTATCTGTAATTGATTGTAATGATTTCATTGAAGATATTTGGCAAAATGAAAAAACAAAAAAATTCCGTGATGGTGTCATAAAATGTAGGAACTGTGCTAAAAGTTGTTCAATTTATGAAATTTAATTTATATAATTTTTTATTAATATTCTAAATTTAGAATATTAATAAAAAATATGATATTGAAACAGTTAAAAATGTAAATATTTCTATCCACCAAACTATATTTGGCTTCATTTTTGGTATTAAATATGTTATAGCAGTCAATAACAATAAGCCTGCAGTTAAATACCATTGATTCATAATGAATGTAATAAATATTTGGGAGAAAAATATACCAACTATAGCTCCAATTGAGTGAACTGTATTTTCCATTTTTAAATCTTTAAAAGCAGGAGCAGCACCAACAAAGCATATACCTGATCCAGCTAAAAACATCAATCCAGATAACGGAACTCCAATCATAATAGCAGGAATTGCATATCCCCACATCGCAATAGTAAAAAGAAATTGTAAATTTCTTGGAAGTTTATAATAACTCAATGAAACTGATGACAATACTCCATATGTTAAAAACATTGATAATACATATGAAATGAAAAAAGTATTCATAATTAAATATAAAATTAAATTATTCATAGTTTATTTTTATTGTATATATTTATTATCAAATTTAATTTTTTAAAAAATGAAAATAAAAATAGAAGATTTATCTTTTAAAGAAGAATTGGAATTAATTGATTCTGCACTTTATAATGCTATTTATATTATGAGATGGACAGAAAACAAAGAAGGATTATATGCAGTACTTCAAGTAGAAGAAGCTGAGAAGATGGTGGAAGATATAGTAAGTGAATTGAATAAAATAGGGTACGAAATAAAAAAAATTGAAAAATAATTTGGTAATTACAAAAATAGTTTGTATCTTTAATAATATTATAAATGACAATATTTACACTAAGTCTTAATAATTTCTTTTTCGATATTGAAGATAATATTTTTTATCATAGATATAATAGTTTTAGAGTAAAGTTTGTGGAATTTCAGACACATAACGAATTTCATTTATATTACGGAGGTTACGATAATTATCTAGGAAGCTTTACTGATGAAGAAATATTTATTAAAAAAATGAAAGATTATAATATTAAGATATTGAGATATAAAAAATTAAAAGAATTAGAACTCACAAAATAATAATCATATGCAAAAAAATATTTTAAATTTAGTAAATAGTTTTTGGAAATTTGATTCTGAACAACAACCATCATCAAGCTGGAATGATAAACAAGACTTATTAAAAGAGATTGAAAAAATTCAATTTGAAGAACTTGCGTCTGTTCGAAATAAATTAAGTCCTATATATAATTTATTAACAATGTTAGAAAGTTCATCTGACGGAGAAAAAATAGTTATCAAAGATTCATTATATTTATTGGTAATATCTGAGATTAAAAAATCAAAAGAAGTTGTTGAATATATCGCTAAAAAAGATTTAGAAAAATGATTGATGAAAATGTTTTATTTTTAACTTTCGATGCATCAGGATTTAATGGTCCTCGTCTTAAATATTATAAAGGAGAAATTTATAAGTTTGTAAAAATAGAATATCCTGGTCTGAAATTTAATAGCACATTTACCTGTGTTGTAAATTATAGTATTGATATTAAATTGATACGTAAATTGAAATTGATGAGTGTAGCAAATCAAATAAAACATAATAGCAAAGAAGATTTAATATTAAGTTTTATTGAAAAATCAAAGACTCTTAATGATAAAAAAGAATTTCATTATCCTAATCCTAATTATTGGTATAACTCAGATGTTGGAAATGATATACTATTTGAAGAAAGAGAAATGTTAAGAGTTGAAAAATTAGAAAGCAACAAAAACAAATCAAAAATGTATAGTCAAAAAATAAAACAATACAACAATAACAGAAACTATCGTAGATAATTTATGAAAGAAGATACATGGAAAGATATTTTTATTAGACAAATTGGTTCTGGTAGATTTTGGAAAAATTTACTAAATAATGATTTTGATAATAGAAAATTTTTAGATAGAAGTGATGCAGTTTATATCTGCAAAAAAGCTCAATCTGACGCTTATGATAATTTAATTATAATCCTAAATAAAGATTATGATATTGATAAAGAGATTATAATTAATATTAAAAAAATACAATTTGAATTGTGGAATACTGATGATTCAGGATTAGGATTAATAAAATTAAAATAGATGAATAAATATTTCACATATACAATAAAAGACAAAAAAGATAAAAATTATCTTTTTATTAAATATCTTATTGTAACTAATATAAAATTTTCAAGTTATCATGAATGCGAATATGGTGAGTATATAACTTTCAGTGTTAATAATAACATTCCAAGAAAATTAAAATTAAAAGTTCTAAATAACATAAAAATTAGTTATGAAGAACAACAAATTTTAGAAATTATTAGTCAGTCTACACCAGGTGTGAGAATGGATGTTATGTGTGGTTCTGATTTTAATCACACTTCTGAAACAGCAAAAAATTTCTCAAATACAAACAACGTAATTTGCAGTTTCAATTTTAATGGTATAATTTGTTTAATTGACAAAAGTACAAATCTCAATAATTTATATAAGTATTATAATGATGCTCATTTGATGGAATGGGCTAAAATTGGTCCTATATGTGATGATGAATATGATGATAAAACTAAAATTGAGTATGAAAAAAAATTAAAAATATCTGAGGAAAAATCTATAAAAAGAAGAATTGAAGAACACAAAAAAGATATTGAAGTTAAAAGAAAGTATAAAGAAAAAATAAAAGGAATTGATATTGAACTATTAAATCAAAAAGATTGGGATGATTGGAAGTTAAAAAATAAAGATTCATACGGAAATTGTGTATTTGAATATGCTGAAGGATGGGCTAAATTAATGCAATCAGAAGCAAAATCAAAAAGTAAAGAAATTGATATTGAATTACTAAAAGAAATTGCAAGTAAAACATCATTTGAAATGGATTTTTTAGGAATATCAGGATCAATGTTTTATGCAGCTCAATCAATTCTTGTACAATGTTGGAAATATGGTAGTTTACTTAAAGAATGGAGTGAAATCAATAAATGAAAATAATAAAAGAAACTTGTTATAAAGGAACTAGAATTTTAGTCGGAGGAGAAAAAAGAGAATTAATAAATTCAATGATTAAAATATTAATTGATGAATATCATTTTCAGGAAATTCAAATACCAATCATTCAATTTCAAGAATTGTTTCAAAATAAGGTAGGAGAAGAAAATAACAATATGATGTACAATTTTAAAGATAGAGGAGATAGAGATTTATGCTTAGCTCCTGAATATACTGCAGTTGTTCAAAAACTATCTAAAACAACATACAAAAATGAAAAAGATGTATTATTATTCTATGTTTGTGAATGCTTTCGTGGAGAAAAACCACAGCATGGAAGATTTCGTCAATTCACTCAATTTGGAGTTGAAATATTAAATCCTACTCATGATTATCTATCAGAAGGAGCAAACTTACAACATTTAGCAATGAAATTATTAACAAAAAATTTCACTGATAATATTGATGATTATGTTATTAACAATGATGTAAAAAGAGGACTTGATTATTACAAAAATGGTAAGGGATTTGAAATAACTTGCGAAAAATTAGGATCATCAAAACAGATTTGTGGAGGAGGAGAATATGATGGAGGAGTTGGATTTGCAATAGGAATTGACAGATTAATATAAACTATAAATAAAATATTGAATATAAATAATTAAATTAAAAATAATATGAAAATAAGAAGTGGATTTGTGAGTAACTCAAGTAGCTCATCTTTTGTAATTTTATTACCTGAGAATTTTCTTGAAATTGTTGATTATGATAAAATTACTGATGGTGATGAAGATTTTCCATTAGACACGTTTAAAGAATTATTGAAAAAACTTATTGATGAAAATGGATTATATAATTATGATATTTATGAGTATATAATATCTAATGACGTGGAAGATTATGATTTACCTGATAGTTTAAATGATGTTATTCGTCCATACATAATTGCAGAGGTTGAAGGTGGTCCAGATGAAGGACAAATTATTATTGCTGATACTAAAAAAATCAATGAAATTTTAAAAAAGAAATAAAATTATGAAAGTAAGAAATGGATTTGTAAGTAATAGTAGCAGTAGTTCTTTTATTGTTACTATTAAAAATGGAGAAAAAATATCAAAAAATATTCTTATGAAGTTATTTGATTTAGACGAAAATTCTATATTATTCAACTTTGCAAATGGATTATCGGATTGGATGATTAACAATCTTAAAGAAATGAGCATTAAAGATATATTTGAAAATTATTGTGATTCAGGTAAGAATTTATCAGATGAAGAAATGATAGATGAAATAATTGAACAAGGATATCCTAATATATCTAGAGAAGATTTGTTAAGAATATTAAGAAAAGAATATCGTTATTATGAAGGTTCAGCATCTGATGATTCTGGAGATGGATTAGAAACTTATTTATGTGAAACAGGAATAAATGTCAACAATGATTTAATTCACATTCAAAGTGGAGGAGATTATTAAAAAAATAAATTAAAAATATGAAAATAAGAAATGGATTTGTAAGTAATTCAAGTAGTTCATCATTTGTAGTAAGAGGAATTAAACTTACAATATATGATTTAGCAAAATGCTTGAATATAAAAAATGAAGAATTTGAAGAAATTGAAGATGATTATGATAAATTTGAATTTTTTTCAAATAAACTTGATGATGAATTTAGAATTGAAGCAGATGGTAATTATTTTGGAGAAAAAGATTACAATACTCTTATTGTAGGTGATTCACTAGGTGGATTAGAAGATGGAGAAGTAACAGAATTTAAAGATCGTACAACAGAAGAAGATGATGCATTACGTCAAAAATTTGAAAAATATGGAATTACAGGAGTAATTAACACATATATTCAAATGGTGAGTAACGACAATTATTAAACCAGTTTAAAATAGAATTAATAATATTATGACAAATAATCAAACTCATAACATATTTTACTTTCTTGGAATTATGATAAATGATAATAAAATTATAAATACATCACCTGATTATTTAATAGAAAAAGCTAATGCATTTTTTAGTAAATTAGGAAAAGATGAATTTATATCTAATATTAAAAATATATATCGTTCTCAAAAACTAGATTACACTACTGAATTTTGGTTATCATATTGTCAAATATGGCATATTGATAAAAACAATTTTGAATTGTTAAATATTATTAATTTTATATTAAATTCAAATATTACTGATACTAAAAATGTGATTCAAAACTTTAAAAAATATATTGGAGATATTAATATCATTCCTGATTTAGATTTGAGTTTTAAATTGCATCCAACATTATTAATACATATAAATAAAAGTATTGATTTTGATAGTAGATATTTAAAGTTATTATCACTAAAATAAAAACAAAAGAAAATAAAAGAATGACAAATAATATAGCGTTAACGTATGATGATATTCAACTTATACCATTTTATAGTGAAGTAGAACATAGAAATAAAATTTCATTAACAACAAAACTATCTACAAATTATGAGTTGATGATACCATTGGTAGCATCACCTATGGATACCGTTTGTGAGCATGAAATGGCGTTTAAAATGTTTCAATTAGGAGGAGTAGGATGTATTCATAGATTCATGACTATTGAAGAACAAGTTGATGAAATCAAAAAATTAAAAAAATTAATTGATTATAGTTTATATAATCCTTTTATTAATGTACAGAATATTCCAATAATGGCATCAGTAGGCTCAAATGGAGATTTTTTAGAAAGGTCTAAATCATTAATAGAATCTGGAGTAAATGTAATTCTTATTGATGTTGCTCATGGACATCACATAAATGTCAAAAAAGCGATTAAAGAAATAAAAGGATTGAATTTAGGAGTGGATATAATTGCAGGTAATATTGCAACTGCAGAAGCCGCAATTGATTTGCAAAATTGGGGAGCTGATGGACTAAGATGTGGTATTGGTGGCGGAAGTCTTTGTACAACTAGAATCAAGACAGGATTTGGTGTTCCAAATGTTACAAGTTTAATAGAAATTTTAAATGTTGCAAAAGTACCAGTTATGGCTGATGGTGGAATTAGAACAAGTGGAGATATATCAAAGGCTCTTGCATTAGGTTCATCTACTATTATGTTAGGCTCACTATTAGCTGGAACAGAAGAATCACCAGGAAAGGTTATAGAGAGTCCTAATGGCTTATATAAACGATATAGAGGCTCTGCATCATTAGAAACAAAAACTGTTCATGGTCAAGCGGAAAGAAATGTGGAAGGAGAGTCAACAACAATTCCATTTAAAGGAGGAGTCAAATTTGTAATTGAAGGATTAATAAACGGTGTTCGTTCTGCATTATCTTATGGAGGTGCAAAAAATTTATCTGAATATCACCCTAAATGGTATCAAGTAACAAATGCTGGAATTGCTGAAGCAAGACCACATTTATTATAAAAATAAAAACATGATAACATGAAAATAAGAAATGGATTTGTTAGTAATTCATCATCAAGTAGTTTTATTGTTGGCATAGCCAAGATTAATGATTACAATGAATTTACACAATACACAAAAGATAATAATATTAAATTAGATTATGATGTTAAAGTATTAACCTTATCTAATATTAAAGAAAGTACTAATTATGATATACATTTTAATAACAATAAAATTTATGTAGATTCATTTCAAACAGATGCAAATTTAGATATTAAAGATTGTAAAGATGAAGATTTATTTTTAGTTGTTAATATATGTAATAATGAAGGTGATTCAGATTTTATGACATCTGATTATGATGATATTGATTATGATATTGATATGTCATTCTTTAATAAAAATGATAAAAACGTTTATAATGCATTTTATAGTAATAAATCGGGATTGGACTTAAATAAATCAGAAGTTTATTTTGGTGCAGGTCGAAATGGATAAAAAATAAAATAAAAATAAAATATGAAAATAAGAAATGGATTTGTTAGCAATTCATCATCAAGTAGTTTTGTTATAATTGGAGTCAAAAGATTAGATTGTACAGAAGAAGAAGTTGAAAATGGATTTGAAAATGGAATAGAAGCACTTGATGTTGAAATGTCTAATTATGGATATATTGTTGGATATATAATTTCAAATGGTGAAGAATTAAATTCTAGTATAACACCAATATCTGTTATAATGGAAAAGTCAAAAATAGTAGCAGAAACATTAAATGTTGATATTAGTGAAGTAGAATTAATAACTGGAACTAGATATTGTTAATATAAATAATATAAAATATGAAAATAAGAAATGGATTTGTAAGTAACTCATCATCTAGTAGCTTTATAATTTCTAACAACAATTTTGAAAGTTTACGTGATCTTGCTACGCATATGATTAAATCGAAATATGATGATTATATGGGTAATACTGGAAGAGATAAACAATATGATAAATATAGAATAAAAGAGCATGATTTATACATTAATGGGCTAAAAAATATAGACAAAAATCAGGCAATAACATTTCAAAGTTGTAACTATGATACTTATATAAAAAAAGTAGCAGATTGCTATTTAGTTTCTACTAGTAATAACGAAGATTGGGATTTATGGCAATTTAGCACTAAATTAACTGATGATGCAAAATCAGAATTACGAATATTATTACAAAAATATAAGGAAGATGATGATGAATGGTGCAGCATAACCAGTCTACTTGATGGTGATAGTGAATTTTATTCTTTTGATAATGATTATTATTCTTTAGATTATCAATTATTAGGAAAAGAAAGTTATGAATCTTGTCCAATATGTGATAAAAAAGGAGATTTTAATTATATGTGGGAAACAAAAAAGCACGGTCTTATATGTCCAGTATGTAATACAGTATATAAAAGAAAAGATAAATTAGATGAAATAACTAAAAATTTATAATATTTTTGATTAAAATATTATAATATCAAATATTTTTTATAATTTTGTAAATAAAAATAAAAATAAAAATATATGTTAGAATTATTAAAATATGCTACTTCAGATTTTTGGACATTTATATTTTGTTTTTTCATAATTTCTGTAATTGGAAGTTTTATAGTGGAAATATTCAACGCAATTTTTAAAAAGTCAGAGATTAGAATAGATTTAACAGATAAAAAAGATAAACCAGATAAAACAGATAAAACAGATAATAAAAAATAGTATGAAAATAAGAACTGGATTTGTAAGCAATTCATCATCAAGTAGTTTTGTAGTTATCTTCCCATTTGAACCGAAATGTATGGAAGATGTAAAAAAAATTCTTTTTAGGGAAGAACAGTTATATTATGGAGATGAAAATTATTCTGTAAATAAAGTTTCAGAAACTATCTGGAATGATATATGTGATCAAACTAAGAATGATATTGATAAGGCAAGTGAAATAATATCGAATGGATATTTGGAAATGGAAAATGATGCTCCTGATTTTGATGATTTTAAATATATTGAAGATAGAAATGAAAGATGGGAAGCATTTGCAGAAGCTAAAGATAAATATTCAAAAAAATTACTTAAAGAATTTTTCAATGTAAGAAAATTAAAACTTCAAGTTATTGATGGTAAAGAGGTAAATGATGGAGTGATGTATTGTTTTAGTTTTTCAGATAATGATGGAGAATATTATAGTGCACTTGAACATGATGGAATATTCAACAAATTAAAAAATATAACTGTCAATTGTCATTGATTAAATAAAAAAGCTTCTAAAAAGAAGCTTTTTTTATTTCCAATTTCTTTTTGCTCTAATAGCAAAATTAATTTCTTGTTCTTGATCAATAATACTCTTTGGAACATCTTTGCCTTCATCTTGATATTTCTTACTTCTTTTTTTAAGTGATGATAATTCACTCTCCAACTCATCAATAGTTTTACCTGCATGTTCACCAGTATGTTTAACTTTAACTTTCTCATCCCATTTTTCATTCATAGATTTATAATCTATAAAATTTTTCATCATTTTCATGTTTATAATATCATTTTCAGTATATATTTATATTGTAATGTTATCAAACTATAAAATATAAATGAAAATATAAGTAAAATATTAAAAAACAATAAAATATTTGGTAAACAATTCAAACCGAAGTACATTTGTATTGAAATTAAAACAACAATCATTTAAATCATCTAAATTAAAAATTATGACTACTAATTCAAGTAAATCAGAAAAAGTTTTCTTTTTGACTAAATCAGAATACAATGGAATTAAAGAAGTTGTAAATCTAAAAAATTTCACCAGAGTTCCAGGTGCAAATAAAGAAGTTGGTGGCTTCTCATTTTATGCAAAGAAAGAAAATGTTCTATAAAAAATCATAAAATATTTTGACAATTTAAAAAAATATAGTAATTTTGTATTGAAAATAAAACAATAATCATTTAAATCATTTAAATTAAACATTATGACAACTAATTCAAGTAAATCAACAAAAGTTTTCTTTTTGACTCAAAATGAGTATAATGTTATTAAAGAGGTAGTAAACCTTAAAAATTTCACCAGAGTTCCAGGAATAAATAAAGAAGTTGGTGGCTTCTCATTTTATGCAAAGAAAGAAAAAGAACTTGCAATGTAATATAAAAAATAATATAGTATAAAAAATAACCTTTTTTTCTTAATTGAAAAGAAAGGTTATTTTTATAAAAATAAGATTATAAACATTTTGTAAATTGATAATTTTTTATTACTTTTATACTCCAAATTAAAAATAATTGAATATGAAATATAAAGTAGATTATTACACAAGCACTGGTACAATGTCAGACAATGATTTCATAGGTATATTTAATACTCCTAAAGAAGCCAGTGATGCAAAAACAGAGTACATAAAAGTGTATATGGGAGAATCAAAAGAAGAATATTGTGAACTAAACGAATGTGATGAAGAAGAATATTATGATGAATTAAAAAATTATGAAAATTCAATAGTCATTGAACCAATATTATAATTTTTATTTATTTAAATAATAAGTTTAGAAACATTTGGTAGATTAAAAACTTTTTATTACTTTTGTACTATCATATTAAAAGTAGAAAAAAATGATAGTTTTTCATTAATATAAAAAAAAGATTGAAAAATGTTTGGTAGAATGAAAACTTTTTATTACTTTTGTACTATCATATTAAAAGAAAATAAAAAATAGAAAAAAATGACTTTTTTTCTATTATATATAACAAAGAATAAACTTTATAGAAAATAAAAACTAATATAAAAAAGCAAAACAAGATGTATCGTAATCTATATATAAATGAGGAAATGTGTAACAACGAAATTATCAATAATATTGATGATACATCCCAATTGACTGAGAAATAAAATTAAGGCTTATGCCTATAATTATAAATCCAGTCAATTAAAAAATGACTGGATTTTTTGTTATGAAAAAAGTTAAAGAAAATAAAATTGATGAATCAGCAGAAGTAGTAAATAAAATTCAAAAAAATTATGATGAACTGAAAAGGAAATCTGATAGAACTGAAAAATTTATAATGTTTGCTGATAAAATCAAAATTGATTATAGTGAAGTTCCTAAAACAGAAAAAGGAATGAATTCAAAAGCAAAAGAGATTGCTAAGAAACTTTATAAGAAAATAGATAAAGAAAAAGATTAAAATATATCGCGCGGTAGGGAAGTGATACCCCGCAAGGCTCATAACCTTGAGAACGCTGGTTTGAGTCCAGCCTGCGCAACAATTAAAAAACTATATTGAACAGCACCTCACTGGTAATGGGGACAATGCGAGTACACTAGCAGCTAAACTCAAAATAGTTTTTTTAAAAATAATAAATTAAAAGTAAATATCATGAATAACATTAATAACATATACAGCATTTATCGCAATTGTAATATTAATTACAATATGGAAGAGATATGTATTAATATGATTAATAATGATTATATTAATGATGATGAAAATAATGTAGGAAGAACTGGATAAGTTAAAAAATTATTATGTGAATAATAAAAAAACTCAGTTCTTAAAAATAAGAACTGAGTTTTTTATTTTTAAATGCTCTTTGAAATACTAGATAATGAATAATAAATGGGAGTAATGCTCAAATTGGTCAGGCGCAAAACTGTAAATTTTGTAACCTTTTAGGTCGTCAGTTCGAATCTGGCTGCTCCCACAAAAAACACGATGCGTTCGTATATCGGAAAGTACTCTAGGTTTTCAACCTAGCAAGATGAGTTCAACTCTCATACGCATTACAAAAAATGGGATATAGGTCAAATGGTTAAGATGTCACCCCGTCACGGTGCACGGAGCGAGTTCGAATCTCGTATATCCCGCTTATTATCAAAAAATTAAAAATGCATTGGTTGCTTTAGTCGGTCGAAAAGTCTGGTCTGTTAAACCAGTAAGAGTAATCTTCAACGTAGGTTCGAATCCTATCCAGTGCGCAAAAAGGGAGTGTAGCTCAAAGGTAGAGCGTTTCGCTGTTAACGAAAGTGTTGGGATGTCGCAATTCCCCACTCCCGCGAATAAATGATTAACTTTAAACTTTAATCTTTTTTAATATTATATATTTTTATATATACAATAAAAATATAAATAAATTATGGAAAGCATTAAAACTAAAATATTATCATTAAGAAAAGAAGGAAAAACATACAATGAAATATCAGAATTATTAAATTGTTCAAAAGGTACAATATCTTATCATTGTAAAAAATTATATAATAATATTGAATTAAATAAAAAAAACACAAAATTATCAAATTTAAAAAAATTAAAAAATATACCAAATATAGATTTTGGTGATGAGATATCTGATGAGATTTTTAAAAAAGTTATTGAATATCGAATAAATGGTAATACATATGAAGAAATAATAGAAAAAACTAAATTATCTTTAGATAAAATTAAAAAAATATGCAGATTAAATAATATCAATGATGGTAATTATAAAAAAAATAATTATTGTAAAATATATGAAAACGTTAATAATGATGACGTTATTGAAATGCAAAAATACTATGATGAATGTAAAAGTACAAGAAAAGTATCTAAAAAATTCAATATTGGTAGATATCAAATATCTAAAATTTTAATTATAAATAAAAAAGAAAAATTATCTAAAGAAGAGTATAAAATAAAAAGAAAAAATGATATTGTAAATAATGTTATTAGTTGGAGAAAAGATAAAAAAAGGAAACTTGTTGAATATAAAGGAGGAAAATGCGAAAGGTGTGGATATGATAAATGTATAGATGTATTTGATTTTCATCATAAAGATCCTACTCAAAAAGATTTTGGAATAAGTGCAAAATCTTATTCATATGAAAGATTAAAAAAAGAAGTTGATAAATGTATGTTAGTGTGTAAAAATTGTCACACAGAAATACATTATGAAATAAAAAATAAAAATGGTTCTGGCGCATAACGGCTGGTGTACCTGACTGTCACTCAGGCTTCTCGTAAGGGATATAGGGAATTCGACTTTCCTCAGAACCGCAAAGATAATGGAAATATCGCATAGTGGCAATTGCAACTGACTGTAAATCAGTTCTTTCACAAGTTCGTGGGTTCGAGTCCCTCTATTTCCACAAAAATGACCGAGTGCCCGAATGGAATAAAGGGATAGTCTGCAAAACTATATTGTGTGGGTTCGAGTCCCACCTTGGCCTCAATGAACATTATGCCGAAGCTTAGTGGAAAAGAGATTTCTCTCATAAGGAAATCCAAATGAGTTCGAACCTCATATTCGGTACAGAGTTTATTATTATGACTAGTATCATACTAATAGTATGTTATGATTAATAAAAATAAACTAAAATAGTCTTGTATATCAGTCGGTTAGATTGTCATCCTGATAAGATGGAGGTCGTGAGTTCAAGTCTCACCAGGACTACTAAATAACATTGGTGAATATACCCTCTGCCTGATAAGTAGTAGAAAGGTTAATTGGTCACATGTGGGTTCAATTCCCACTTCACCAACAATAAAAAACACACTGTCGTATCCCCACTGGCTTATATCCAGTCATTAACAAGGTAATTGGTGTATGAGGGTTCAAGTCCCTTCGGCAGTACAATAAACAACAAGGTAGTGTAACTCAAAAGCACAAAGGGGATAATTATGAAACTAGAATAAATAATTTGAAACGAGCGAAGGATAGAGTGCTGGGCCGATGTCTCAGAAGTTGATGGTTCGAGTCCATCTGCTACCACAAAAATATGTGATTAATATGACACAGGTAGTCATGTCAGTATGTAAAACTGATCTCTTCGGAGGTTGTGGGTTCGAGCCCAACTAGTACCACAAAAAATATTTAATACAATTTATATTATTTATATAATTATCACTATTTATATATAAATAAAAAAAATATGAATAAATTAGTCGAGAAATTTAAATCATCACAAGAAAAATTTGCAATATTTTTATCAGATTCATTATCTAGTATGACAATGTTTTGGATAATTACAATATTAGTTATATTTCCATTATTTTTTAGTCAGCCATCAGGTTTAGTTGCATGGATGCAATATTTAGTATCAGTTTTCTTTCAAGGAGTAGCATTACCAGTTTTAGGATATATTGCTAAGATAAGTGGAAGTAGAACTGATGCAATAATATCAAAGATTGAAGAATTATCCGAAAAAATAGAAGCTATGACAGAGCATATAAATGTTGATGTTGATGACATAAAAACTCATGTAGTTGATATTGATATTGAATTAAAAGATGTAGATACTGATGTTAGTGACATAAAAAGTCATGTTGATGATATAGATATTGAGTTAAAGTATGCTGACACAGACGTTAATGAAATACAAAATCATGTTGATAATATACAAGAAGATTTAAAAAATGTAGACTTTGACATAAATAACATTCAAGATAATATAGAAAAAGAAAAAAAATAATTTACATTAAAATTATCATTGTATAAAAATTTTAATATAATTTGTACTATTTATACATAAAGACAAATGATATGGATAATTTAGTAGAAAATATTAAGTCGGAGCAAGAAAATATATCATTAAGAACTGATGATATTATTACAAAGATAGAAGAGTTATCTAAAAAAATAGACACAATAACTGCACAAATAACAAATGAAGTTAGTGAAATAAAAAATATTATTTATGACATACAACAAAATATAAAAAATGTTGATACTGATGTTGATAATATAGTAGGTAATGTAGGTGAAATAAAAGGAGAATTAAAGGATGTTGATTCTGATATTAGTAAAATCAAAGATGATATTAAAAATGATAATTTGGAAGATATTAAAGACAGTGAAGAATTAAAAAACGCAATAAAAAAGAAATCTGGTGGAATTACATATAATGTAGTTATTCAACAATAAAAAATTTTTAATATTGAATATACAAAAAAATTGTGTATCTTTGTTTTTATTTAAAAAATCAACATGAAATACGGAATTTACACATTAGTAATTGAGAATTATATCACTAAAAATTTACCTCTACTAAGTACATTTTCATTAAAAATGGAATTCGGATGGGGTAATGGTTATATATTAATACCTAATAATCATCCATCATATGGAGTTTCATATGATGATATGAATACAATAAGTGTACATGGAGGATTAACATATGGTCAATTTTTTGATTCTAAATCATTTTTAGAATGGATTGATAATTTAGAAATTGATGGTGATGTAACAATAGATAATTATAAAAAATTAGATAATTATTGGATGATAGGATTTGATACTAATCATTATGGAGATAGTATTGAAAAATGTTCTAAAGAATATGTAATACATCAATCTGAATATTTAATGGAACAATGTTTAAATAATAAAATAGAAGGAGTTATGAAATACAAATTAGCATACTCAAGAAAAGAAAAATTAAAAAACATTAATCAAGTCATTAAAAATAAATGAGTAAATACTTACATGTGCTTATAGTGTAATGGATAACACGTATCACTACGGATGATGAGTTGAAGGTTCGAGTCCTTCTAGGCATACAAAAAAATCAATTTGGACTAATTTAATTTTATATATAAGTTAATTAATAAACTTAAAATTAAAAAATTAAATAAATGAATAAAATTGAAGAAATTTTCAAATCTTGGAGAATATCATTCAACCCAAATGATGAGCAATCAGATCTTGCAAGTAAAAGAATTGAAATATGTGATGGGTGTGAGCATAAAGAGATGTTAAATATAGGAGAGATTGATATATTTGCAAGATGTAATTTATGTGGCTGTGCGTTAAAAGCAAAAATATTCACACCTAAAACATATCAAGATATCGGAGGAACATGTCCTATTCAAAAATGGACTGAAGTTGAAAAAGAGCATTTAGATTCAATTGAAAATGGAAAGAAAATTTAAAATAGGTGACATTGTTATTTGTTCTGAAATTTGCAATGACATTAAAGAATATCCTTGGTATCATAAAATTCCTATGTCAATTATTGGATTTTCAGAATATGGTAATTGTTACTATACTGATTATTGGGACTCTGATAACATAGGAATGATGACAAATAAGACAATAAATGGAGTAACTTATGAAAGTATTTCAGAAGAATGTTTAGAGTTTTCTATTAAGCACACAAGAAAAGAGAAATTAAAAAAGCTTCATATTTAAATATGAAGCTTTTTTAATTTTTTAATTTTTACCATGAATAGGACAGTTATCATCAATTAAACATTTTTTTGAAGGATAAATTTCAATATTATTAATTTTTGGACATGTACATCTTGGAGTTTGCCAAAATTTATGAAATAATATATCTTCATCTTCTCCGTAAAGAGTTTGCATATTAAATTCAATATTAGTTAGTTTTTTATAATATTTTTTTATACTACCTTCACAGTTATAAATATCATCATAAATCTTCAATTTATTTAACAAACAATCTTTCAATTTTGATAAATTTTCATTAATTTGAATTCTATTCTCATCAACTCTACTTCTAAACTCTTTATATTTAACCAAATATTTATCCTCTTTTTCATATTTGTCAATCAAATCATTTAGTGTAGAACTTTTCAATTCTTTATATTCTTCAGGATTAATATCTTCGTCTTCAATACATTTTTCTAGCTCTTCAAATCTTTCTTTTTTATCAAGAGGACCACCATGAAATGTTATTTCACTAAATATTGCGTTATACAAATCAAATAATGTAAATGTTTTTTCTCCTAACTCAAATTTTGAATCTTCTTCATTTTTACCCTCTATCAATTTATTATAATCATATACAGTGAAATTTTTATTGAGTGAAATGTTTAATTTTTTTAAATTATTAAGAGATACAAAGTCTATTGAATAAAAATCAGAATTGTTATTTGATACGCCGTGAATTGTAGATGTTACATTTAATTCATTATCATACTTATTACAGCTCCAATTAACTTCTAGATAATCCATATCAAGTTTGTCAGTTGGATTATTTTCAATTTCTTGTAAAAATGGATCAATATAATATCCATCTAATGATGAATAAAAAATATCATTAAAATCATTAACATTATGTGATATAATATCAAACAATCTTTTAAATATTAAATTCTCACCTAATTCAACAGTATCTGACAAAAAAAGTAATATATCGTTTGGGTCAATAACATCAGCATTATCTATTGAATCTAGGTATAAAATTGATTCTTCGCTATAATAGATTTTATTGTTTGTTATGGTTATCATATAATTAAATTATTTATTAGTATCGACTAATTCAGCATCAACAATTTCTACCGATTCAGGAGAAATTATACTTTCTTCAACTACTTCTGGTATAACACTTAGATTATCAATATCAATTAATGATATATCATCTATAGTATTCAATTCATCAATATTTATATCTGAATCAATAGCATCTTCTGTTGATGTATGTGCTTGTCCAGCCATAATCTCCTGTTGAAGTTTAATATAATTTTCCATCATTTTCTTCTTCAATATTTCTTGCTGTACTTTCTTATTTTCGTTATATTTTCTAACTTTAGAATCGTGTCCTTTTCTATTTTTTGATTTTGGCATATTTTTATGTTTTTATTTTATATTAATTGATTAATCAATTAAAATTCTCTATTTTATTTATTTTATCTTTTCTGAGATATAAGCTAAAATCAGTTATTTTAATTAAACTAAGTTTATCTAAATACGATGCAAGTTCTGTATCACAGAAATAATAAGAATTATTATATTTAAATATCAAGTAGTGATCATAATTTACATAAGACATAAAATCATCAAGGTTATCTAATTCGATAACCTTGAGATTTTTTATCTCATCAATAATATAAAGATTTTTCAATGAAGATATCTTAACATCACTTATATCAATAGCATTTTCGCTATTATTATATATTATGTCTCTTATTTCATCAAAAATCTCCTTATTATTGCTGTGTTTCTGATACTGTTCCTGGTTCATCTATTCTATCTATGTTATTATATCCGTCCATAGTATTTAATGCATCTACCCAATTGTTAAACATATTGGTGTATCTTTCTAATACTACTCCATAAGCATTAAAAAGTCTTGTCATCAAACCAACTTCAGTTAATACATTTTTAAAATAAAAGAAATGATCAGTTGATCCTTTTTCTTCATGTTTCATCAACAAGTGACTAACTAAAACTAAACTTTGTATTGAGCAAGCTGGAACGAATGATTCGATTCCTTTTGGTAAACTTTTGATATAATTTCTTGTTGGATCAATAAATTTGGTGAAAAGTTCCCAAAAATTGAAAAGTTCATTTCCATTATATGACAATTTTTTTGTTAATATATTATCCATATAATTCCACTCTTTAATAGAGAGTTCAAAATTAAAATTCAATGAACTATATTGAGTTTGATATGTTGAGAATAGTTCTCTACCATATCCAAACAATTTATCTCTATCTTCTTTAGTCATAGATTTTACTTCTACTGAATCAGTTTGAAATCTATTTAAAAATAAATCTAAATTGGTAAATAGGTATTCATATTTTTGAAGGGATTTACTTTCAATATATTTCTGTCCTGTTTCTGAAATAATCTTTTCAGCATCTTTAATTTTATTATCGTTTGTACTAATTTTTTGGTTATCTCCATCTACAAATAAATTTGTATATTCTGTATTTAAATCGAATGCTTCATCACCGTTAAAATTAAAAAATTTTTTTTCTTCCATTATCATTTATTTTTGTTTTTTGTTTTTATTTTATCTATTTGCTTTTGTTTCTTTTTCTTTTTCAGCTTGTTGACTATTATATAAATCTCTACATTTATTTGCTCTTTCAACTGCTTCAACTCCATATCTATTAATAATACCGTATGATGTTACTAAATCTGCTTTACCTAATTTTATAGTTCCTTTATCAAGATCTGTTTCAATTAATGCCAACTCTTGATCAATTAAAATGTTTTTTATTTCATCATCAAATGCGTCATAAAAATTTTCATTAAAACTGACTAAAAGTTCAGCATTTAATAAACTTACATATCTATCATTAATTTTAACTATTTTTATTAATGTTTTTTGTTTATCATCCGCTTGAAATACAAATTTTAAATTTATTGGGATGCACAATTTTTCTTCTAAGACTTTAAAATAGTCTATAATATAATCTGCTAATTCGTGATATTGTTCTTTTGCCATGTTTTTTGTTTTTTAAATATATTGTAATTATTTAATAAAGTTTATAATAAAAATAATAAAGAAAACATTCCAAATAAAATTAATGAGATTATTGATACTATAATGAATCTTGCAATAAATTTAGTATTTAGATATTTAAACTTCAATACTATTCTTATATTTAAATCATCAATTTGTTGAATATTATCTGTATCTAATTCAACATATTCTAGCATTCCTAATTCAAATAAAAAATTATTAATTTCAATCACATGATTTCTAACCATATTATCAACATAATAGTAGCCATACTTATCAATATTTTCTTTATCATCTAAAGGTAAGTTTAATACTGTATATAATCTACCTATCCAATCATACTGAATACCGTAAGGATTAATATTTTTATTAATTCTTGATTCTTCCAAAACTTTTTTATTCTTCTTAAGAAGCTTAAAATATCTTATCAAATATAAAAATCTTTTCATGTCTTATTTTTTATTTATATATTTATTGATATAGGTTCAAATGTGCCTATATCAATAAATAATTTGATATTTATTAATATCAAATTATTTACTTCAATTACATATAGATTAAAAATAATTTAAAGTTTACTTGAAAGACGTATTATTGTAGTTAATTATCTATGAAAGCTAGATGCTGGTGCTGGCTTATCTAAAGAATTTTTAATTGATTTTAATAATTTTCTAACCTCAGATATTTCAGAATAAAATTGAGGTTCAATTTTAGTGACAACTACCATAGGTTCTTTTGCTTTTTTCTCATCTTCTATTTTATCGGATCCTGTTAAGTTATTAAATGCATTACCAATTGTTTTCATTAAATTAGGAGTAGAATCAGAGTTACCATAAATAGTTTTTATTGTATCTTGATTATCTTTTAATTTATCAAGAACTATTTGCAATTTTGCATCATCAACAGCACTCAATAAAACAACACTAGCTGAAACTTTTGATAAATTATCAAATGTTGTAATATCTTTCAAAGAATTAGATAAATCAACAAACGAGTCTGCCAATTTATGTATTTGAACACTTTTATCTGGCATATTATCTAATAATTTAACTAATTTATCAAATCCTTGAATATAAAGTTCTGATAAAGGATTTTGTGTTGCATTTGACAATAATATTAAAGATGGAAATAGCATACCTAAATTATTTGTAAAATTCATCACATCATTTATATTTACTGCAAAATCATTTATATTTTTAGCCATTGAAACTATAAAATTATTAAAATTTGTTAAATAAGTTGCATCTGGAATATTAGTAAAATTACCGTCTGATAATATATTTGATGCTAAAACTATTGAATTTGATGATTCTCTCACAAAATCTGTTATTGTCATTTTATTACCACCAACATTAAATAATCTAGCTATAATATCCATTATTCCTATATCATTAACTTTAGAATATGCTGTAGCCATAGATATAAGAAAGCTACCAATTCCTTCTGAATATTCTTTAGTTGGATGTCCAGCATTATTCCAATTTGTAGAATCTAATATTGTTTTTGCTGTAACCATAGAAGAAGCAGCGTTTTTAACAAATACATTGAAACTTTCAGGATTCACACTAAATATATTAGCGCCTGCGATAGATACTATTGCATATGTTTCAGCGAATGATTTTAATAATTCACCAACTCCATCAGCATAATCTTTAGATGGATAACTACCTGCTGTACTCCAATTAACACCAGATAATTCTGAATTTGCAGTTTTCATTGCTCCTGCTGCTGATATTACAAAATCATTAAAACTTTGGGCTTTGGTACCAGTCAAAAATGAAAATACTTTATTAATTCCTTGCAATCCTGTAATAGCAACATAAGCAGCAGCGAATAATGTGAGTGCTGTACCAACTCCCAATGACCATTCCAATTTTGGATAACCACTATCCCATTTACCACTTTGTAATAATAAAGATACTTCAACCATTGTATTTGCTATTTTAATTAAAGGGTTTTCTTCACCAGTAAATATTTTTGATATCGCTCCTGCAATACTACCAGCGGATGCTATCACCATAGCAGAACTAAACGCAATTAATGATCCACCTACTCCTAATGCCCAATCCAAAGGTGGATATTTAGTATAATCACCAGTTGGTATTATATGTGAAACAAGAACCATAATTCCAGCAACAGCAAGAATAGCAGCAAGACCAATCCAGAAAAATGGATTAGTTCCAGCAAATAATCCAACTCCAGCAGCAATAAGAGCAAATCCTCCAATTGCTAATCCAGCAGATAATGTCCACATAAAATCAGGTGCTATCATATTAGTAGGCAATGATGAAAATATATTAGCAACGACTACAATAGCAATAGATGTTAATATACTTCCTGCTATACCAACAAGCAAATCAGAAAGAGATAATTTACCTAACAACATAACTGTAGGTGTAAAAATTAATATTGATATACCCATTGCTAATGTACTTAATACAACATTTAATGGATCAGAAAGAGATATAAATTCACTAAAAATTATACTAGATTGTGTAATAGCAATAGACATTGGCAAAATCATTAATGTTCCAGTAATAACATCTTCCAATTTCATTTTACCTAAAAAATAAATTGCGGGAGTAAAAAACAGCAACGATAATCCAATAACAGCACTACCAATTAATAAATCTAATGGATTACTAATTGGAACAAATCCTTTAAATATTTCACTTGCTAAAACTATACCTCCTGCTATTAATGGTATCATAAAAGGCAATGCCAACATTTCTTTATATGTCACATTTTTTAATCCTTTTAATGCTAAAGAAATTCCAATAGTTGCTACACCCAAAGCCAATCCTATCATACCTACAGATAATACTTGCATAAAAGATATATTTTCAACCCCTTTTAAAATATGAGAAGATTTTACAATGCCCCATGCTATCATTGGTAATATTAAAGGTAGCAATGGTACCATTTTTAATGATGAACTACTAATTTTAGACACTGATTTCATTATAAGATACGCAGCTAATCCCATTGCGGTACTAATTAGAAGAATTGACATTGATTGCATTACTGAAAAGTCTGGCATTCCTTTTAATATGTAGCCAGACAATGCTAAGCCAATTGCCATCAATGGCATAATAGATGAAATTAACAGTATATTAGTATATTTTAAATTTTTTATGTCCGCTATTTTACTATATGCCAATGACATAGCTATCATAGATACTGATAACGCGACAACTGATAGAAAATCTACTTTTCCTATTATTTTAAATGCCAATCCTAACGCTAAAACTCCTGCAGCAATTAAAACAACAACTTTTATACCATCAACAATCTTATTTTTGTTCTTAGGATCTTCTATGCTACCAAACATTCCAGATTCTTTTTGCTTCTTTATTCCATCAATTTTCTGTAATATTTTTTCATTATCAGTTTTGACATTTTTAAATCCGTCTTCTGTAATTTTCTGTAAATCCTTTACTACATGACTCAAATCATTCATAGGAGTCTTTAAAAAATCATTAACGACGTCTGATTTGCCAGTTTTTTGCTGTTCTTTTAATATTTCCACAATTTTCTCTAATGCGGTAGTGAATGTATCTAATGATTCTATGTATTTTTCATCTATTTTAGACATTTATAATTAAAGATTATTTTGGGTTCTTACTTTTTTCATATTAGGGTTTGGAACTGAGTTAATATTAGATTTTTTAAGTGTTTGATTTAATTTATCTATTTGCTGTACTGTTTTATCAAATTCTTGTACTTGATTTTTATAATCTTGAACTTGTGTTTTTACTTCTTTTTGATTTTCTGGCTCTAGATCTTGAATATTTTGTAACAATCCTTTTTCAATAACATCTTTCTTTGCTAAAATGGTTTGTTTTTGTTGTTCAGTATCTATTAAAATATTATCCACACCATCTGTTGGTTTATTGTTATTTGTCTGATGATTATTGTTATTTTGAACTGGTTTTAATTTTGTTTTATTTGATAATGAATTTATATAACCTTGTGTAGTGTTAGGATTATTCATTCCGTTTTCTAAAAAAATTTCGTAATTATTTATATGTATCATTTTAATTTTGATGTTTATTTTTAGCTCTACGTAGAGTTTCACTATTTTTAAATTCTTTACTAGACATAACATGGGGGTTATCAGAATTTGTTACTGTACTTGTTCCTGATGTACCTTTACTCACTCCTGATGTTCCTGCTTCAACTGTACTTGTACCTGATGTACCTTTACTCACTCCTGATGTTCCTGGTGCAACTGTACTTGTCCCTGATGTTCCTGGCTCAACTGTACTTGTTCCTGATGTTCCTGGCTCAACTGTACTTGTTCCTGATGTTCCTGTTGCAACTGTACTTGCTCCTGATGTTCCTGTACCTGGGTTTTTAACTAATGTCAGTTTTTGACTATCTGTTGTAGTTGTTGTAGTGGTATTATTTGATTTATTAGATTCATTATATATTTTCAATTTAGTAATATCAAATATAGGGTCATTGTTTTTATCTACTAAACTAATTGATTGATTTGTATCAGCGTTAACCATAGTTTTTATAGCATGATTTTCAAATGTGAATTCAACTGGCTGTTCATCATATAGATATGTTTGATTTTCATCTATATCAGTTAATAATTCAAATTCATCCAATCGTAATCCTTTTTCAAATGCCTTCAATTTTGAACTATCAACATAATCTTTACTATTTATTATTTCTTTTATTTTTGAATTATAATTTTCGTCATTTTTTCTTTCAAAAAATGAAATAATACTAGGTTTTCCTCCTAATCCTTTTTTTTCTAATTTAACTGGGTATTCATTATAGAAAAACAAGTCTCCTACTTCAGAATCATCCAATCGTTTTTGACAATCTGCTGTCTTATCATTAATAACTTCATTGATTCTTTCTTTATATTTAGTGTATTTTGAATTTTTTTGTTTCACATAAAGAATCTTTAGTGTATTACCAGAAAAATTTAATTCATTTTCTGTTATTATTTTATTTGTCCAAAAATCATGAATTTCTTTTATTATTTCCTCACCTTTTATATTATCAAAACTTGAACTTACAGTATCTGGTGTATCATCATTTTTTTTTGTTTCATCAGGTGATTGTTCATCTGTTTTTTCTTCACCTGACTCATCTGGTTTGATTGTATTAGTGGAAGTTGTATTATTAGATGTATCTTCTTTTTTTGTGACACTAGGAGCAATTACTGTTGATGTTTCTGCTTCATTTAACATGAAATCTGAATACGTTTTTTTCATTTTATGTTTTATATTTTTATTTAAAATTTAGATGCAATTTTTTTCAAATTATCTAATACTACTTTATTATCCCAAAAATTAGGATTACTTTCCTCATCTTTAAATGCACTAAATTTTTTATCATTGGAATCTGATATTAAATTTAATGCTTTCCACCAAAACTTAACTCTATCAATTTTACGACAGCTCTTAATATTTATTTTATCTTTTTGATAATTACTAGCTATTACACCATCAAATGAATTACTAGGATTACTTAGATCTAAATCAGCTATGAATTTTTCACCTGATGGCTCGCACAAAAATAATTTATTTGTCTTATTATCGGAGCTAATATAATTATTAAAAACTAAAAAACTATTACTTTGTCCATTAGTATTTGCACTTGTACCTGATGGTAAGCTTGCACCTTTCTTTAGCATAAAATATACATTAACGACATCATCTTTTTTAAGAGTCACATTTGCAAAATTAGTAGATGAAAATATATTTTGAAATTCTTTAAAATTTGATGTAACTATATTATTTTCAATTTTCTTTATTGTCTGAGTGATCATAAACATATAGAAGCCATTTGATGGCGCTGAACTAATTGGTGCAATTGTAGAATTATAATTTATTCCTTGATAATCAAATATACAATATTGCCAATTTCCTTCCAAACCACCAATCTTAGTTTCATATTGATTTAATGAATCACCAAGTTGATCACCAATCTCTAATGATTCAGTGTCACTTCCAAGTTTTTTTACTTCTTTATTTGCTTTTAATGTAGATCCTGATAAATTTACAGTTGATCCATAGTTACCTTCTCTTATATCAACAATTGGTATGTCCATAAGCAAAGAAAAACTTGCATATACTTTTGATAATTCTTTATCCCATCTCAATTTCAATTTTTGTTTTTCAACATCTTGACCTTGATTTTCTGGGACAAATAATTCTTTTGCAGTAAGTTGAATAACTTTCAAGCTTTCTGAATTTACATTTGATGCAACTTCTTTCATAACATCAGTTTTTCTATTAATTGTTTTTTCTATTTCTGCTAAATTTATATCTGATATTGGAAGAGAAAAATCTTCTTCTCGTTCTTTATATTTATCTTGATCTCTTTTAGTTATTATACTTTTAACACTAACCCAACTCTTGACTCCTGATTTTGGTCTGATAGTTGGTGAATTTGATCCTAATCCTATTTTACCTGCGCTTGAATCTGTCTTAAGTTGAGCTAATGCTTCATTTGTAGATGTTGCTTCTGATGCACCTTTACTTTTAGATTCTTTTTCTTTTAATTTTCTAACTATCTCATAATTAACATATATAGCTTTTATCATATCAAGTTTCTTTTTAGCATCTTCGTCACCTTCATCTGCGTTTTTCTTAATTTCATCAAAATATTGAATATTTTTTTTCAAAAATTCGTATGTCTCAGATTCCATTCTATCATATTCTTCTTTATCTACAACTTCTTTTACATCATTAATATTTTTTATTATAGGTCTATCATTATCTGTTTTTATTCCTGATTTTTTAATCAATTCTTCAACATCTTCACCTTCTGTGCCATTCATCATCCTATTAAATAAATCTTCTCCAATATCTTTTTTAATTGCTTCAAAATTAACATCATTTTTATTTTCAGATGAATCAGAATTAGTATTTTCTTCTCCTCCTTCAATTTTACCTGATTGCAAATTAATTTTTTTAATAAAACAATATATTATAACTCCACGTACCAATTCATTTATTAATTTTGCAATCAATCTATTAATTATGAAATTTTCTTTACCCTTTCTCCATAGCCAACTCAAACCTTTGAATAAACCATTCATCAATTTTCCTAAATATGTATCTTTCAAATCAGCATTATTAGCAAATCCATCTCTAGCTCCAACTCCACCTTGAGTACCGCCAAATATTTCATTCATTTTAATAAAATCTTTACGACTTTGAATATTTTTAAATTCCATTTATTTTATATTAATTTTTTAATTTTTAGACCATTATATGAATATTTTTTACCAAATAATACAAAATAATCATTTTCAAATTTAACAGGGCAATCTTTAGATTTATCTATACTTGAATCATAAATAATAACATCATTGATGCTTAATGAATAATTTTTTAATTCATTTATAAAAGATCCATATAATTCTTTATTAGATTTCATAATAGTATATTTTTTTTCAGGTTTTACTACTGATGATTCAATATTTTCTATTTTTTTCACTTCTGAGATTTTTTCGTTTTTTTTATTTTCACTTTTTTTATTAAGTGATTTAGATGGAATATCTTGAATTAATTCATCATTAATATGCTTCTTAATTGATGATTCTGAAGGAGAATCAGTTATTAGCTCAGCAGAATCATCTTTAAATTGATATTTTTCAACAATATCAAATTTTTTATTATTATTGATATTTTTATTATTTTCTTGATTATTATCTAATTCTTCTGACATAAATATTCTTTTTATCTTTATATATTAATATTAATTATTCCTTTAAATATATATTAAAATAATAAATCTAAAAATTTATATATAACATTATGAAAGTATTAAAATATAGTAGATATTCATTTTTAAAGGAAGCAAATCTTATAACAGAAGATTCTGAATTTCAACAATTTCAATTCGGAATCGAACCAATGGGTACAGCTGGAGGGGGAGGAGACTTTGCATTTGCTATGGATCCAGGTGCTTCATATTATAATTATCAAGACAGTCCTTACACTGATTTTTATGCAAGACAATCTGGATTAGTATCGAATTTAGATAGAGTAATAAAAAGCTTACGTGGTCAAAATAATTTAATTTATAAAGATAGTAATCCTTTTTTAGAAGATATCGAATTATACGATAATATCAAAATTTTAAGAATATATGAAAATAATAGTTTAAAATTAGATGTGTTTATATCATTTGAATTTGATAAAGAAGAATACTTTGGAGTGTTCAGAAACTATAATGGATTAATAAGGCCAACACTTGAATCTGAAGTATATTTTGATCCAGAATACTTATATAGATTTGATAGTGAGTATAAACTAAAATTAAGTAATTATTTTTATAAGAAATTGGAAAAATGGTTCATTCCAGATCAAGGTTTTTATAAAAATATGAAAAATGAAACTAAAGTAAAAAATAATATTGGTAAATTATACGAAATAAATGAAAATAAAGTAGTTGAGATTTTAGGATATAATATCAATAGTAATAACAAGCCATATATTATAATGAAAGTAAATGAAGATACTTATCATATAGAAAACAATGACTATTATTACTTTAAATGGAGATTTGAGAAATTGAAATAAATAAAAAGAGATTCAAATGAATCTCTTTTTATTTATTCTATAATAGTGTCTTTATAAATCACATAAATATCTACTAACAAATTTCTCAAATTATCTGATGAATTATCCATATCAAATTTCATTTTCTTTAATTTAATTATTATTTCACATATTTCACGTTTTGTATATTTAAAATACTCTTTTGTATGATAATTATGATTCATATTAAATAATTCCTTTACATCTTCTGCAGTTTCTTTAATTATAGACACTATACAATTATCAGATTTAGTTTCAGAATTAATCGAATTAAACAAACTTTTTCTATAAAGTTCATTAGTAGGAACACAATTAATATCTCCTACTTCATCTGGATTTAATGTTTTAACTTTACTAAATACTTCTTCTAATACTTTATTACTACGACCAAAAAATTCATCTGGATCAACACCATCAACTGGCATAAACAAATCATAAAATAGTCCTCTTTGAATTTTATCTCCATTACTCAAATTACACATTTTATCATTTTGAGATAGAATTGTTACAATATATGCATCATTTGTTTTTAATCTATAATCTTCTCCGACTATTTCTAAATTATTTTCTTTTAAATATTTTTTAATAGCATCTTCAAAAAAAGAACTTTTATTAATATTTTTCTCTGTCGCTAATGTATCAAAAGCATTATACAACGTTTCATCAATTGAATAAGTTTTTATTGTTTTCATGTTTTTAGTTGTTTTTAGTTTATATATAAATATTTTATTGTTCAAATTAATATTATTAATAATATTATTAATAATATTAACATTTTTTATAGAAAACTTTTTTATTATAGTATTATATAATTATATATGATAATTAAATCCATATCTCTTAGAAATTTCAAATCATTTGGAAACAACACACAATCAGTAAAATTTGAAGATAATTCATCTGATTTAATATTATTAACAGCAGATAACGGTGGTGGTAAGTCATCTTTTCAACAATCATTTGATTTTTCGCTATTTGGTATTGTAAGAGGAAAAAGCGGAAAAAGAGTTCCACAAGCAATATTATCCAATAGAATTAATAAGAATTTAGAAACTGAAATACATTTTGTCAATAATATGTCTGATAACATCAGAATTCAGAGATGTTTGGAGCCAAATCATGCAAAAGTTTTTATTAATGACGTAGATGAAACAAGGAAATTTAAAAATTTAAAAAAAGAAGATAGAGATAAATTAATAGGATTTGATTATGATACATACAAGAGTTTTATATCTATGTCAGTATCTGATTTTGCAAATTTCATAGACTTAAATCCTGAGGAAAAAAGAAGTATAATAAATAGATTATTCAATTTACAAGACTTAGATGAATATCTATCGTTAAGTAACGGATTAATTAGGCAAAACAAAGAAGAAGAATTAAAATTATCATCTATAATAGAAACTAATAATCAAACGATTATAACACTGAGTAAAAATATTGAAAATATAAAAAAAAGTGGAATATTAGATAAGGAGAAAGAAAAAGAAAAATTAGAGATAGAAAAAAATTCTAAAAGAGAACCATATATAAATTCTAAAAAAGAAATGCTATCATATGCAGAAAAATTTAAAAAATTAGAGATAGAAAGGCAGGATTTTGAGAATCAAAGAAATATAATATCTAATAATATCATTGAAATAAAATTTGAAATAAAAAATATAGAGGAGAAACTTGAGATATATGAATCTGGAACTTGTCCATTATGTAGTACTAATTTGAGTGATGAAAATCATAAGCATGACTTGAGTAAAATTAATTCTAAATTTATAATTGAAAAAGAAAAATTCAAAAAACTAAATTTAGAAAAAAATGAATTGACATTAAAATTGACTCAGATTTCAAACAATAGAGATTCATTATACAAAAAGAAAAATATAACAAGTTTAGTATATAACAATTTGATTTCTGACTTAAAAATAATAACTAAAAAAATATCAGATTTAATAGAAATAACTGAACATGTATCAATTTCAGAATTAGAAAAAAACATTATAGAACTTAAAAATAATAATATCAAAAATAACGAAAAAATATTAGAAATAAAAGGAAAAAATCAGGTGTATGAAGAATTAAAAATAGTTTTTTCTACTAATGGAGTTAGAAAAAGTATTGTTAAAAATATAGTAAAACCTATAAATGTTTATTTAAAAGAAATTTTAGATGACATGAAATCTACATATAGTGTAAAAATAGATGAAAATTTTAATGTCAAAATATATGAAAGATTAACTACTGAGATACATTCAGAAAGTTTATCAATGGGTGAATCAAAGAAAATAAATATTGGTATAGCTCTATCTTATTTAAAATTAATATTAAAATTTAGAAAACTTAATATTTTATTTTTAGATGAAGTATTTTCAAGTATGGGTCCAGTAAATGTTGAATTTGCTTTGAAAGTTCTTAAAGATTTCACTAAGGAATTTAATCTTAATATAATTATATTGGATCCAAAAGTATATTTCACTGAAAGTTCTCCAATGAGTAGTTATTTTGATAGAATATTAAAAATAAACAAAAAAATGTCATTCTCAGTAATAAATGAAGAAAATTTATAAAATAGTAGAAAACCGAATAAATTATTTAGTAATAGAAGAAGATGGTTGTTCTAATTGGGAAAATATCATTGAACACAATTTTTGGTATAAAATTCCTAAAAAATACAAAAAATATAAAGATATTAAATTTATAATAAATAATAAACACAATAATCTTGATATAATAATTGCATATTATCGCAATAGAAAAGAGCATAATATTTACGGTTCATCATGTATATCTAGAAAACCTTCTACTGGTTGGTATTATAATAACTGGTGTATTTATGGTAAAGAATATTTTGATATGAATGAATGGAGCAAAAAAAGCAATTCAATAATCAGGAATAAAAAAATACAAGTATTAAATAGAATTTAAACTATTTAATGCTTGTATTTTCTGTTTTCTAATATATGATTCATCATAATAATCCAATAAATAACAAGATTTATAACTCAAGTCTTTTAATACATCAGAATTTAGATTGGAGTCGATTGAATCAAATATAGATTTAGTATTTTTATCATATGGAAATATATTTATATAAAAATCATTATTACAATCTGCAGTCTTGATTAAATCTATATTATAAAAAAAAGTAAAAACTAATTTACACTTTATAATACTATAATATGAATTAAATTCTAAAAATTTATTAACATCCTTATACACACCCATATAACCATCATATACTATCAATTCTGGTTTATATTTTAATAATATTGTTGGTATATCATCTTTTATTGATAAAAATATTAATTTGTTATTATTTATAAAATTAATATCATTTTTTTTATATCTAACAACAACATTATCTATATCTGTTTGTATTCTTGATATCGAATTACTAAAATAACTTTTCAAATCAGTAATAAATAACATTATCTTATTATTATTATTTAAAACAAAATTTTCTATAATTTTATTTATTAATAAACTCTTTCCTGTTTGTCTTGGCCATATTATTATAGATTTATCATATTCAATAATTTTATTGAATGCGCATTTTTGATAATCTCTTAGCATTAACGTCTAACTTGTTTTTTATTAGCAGAATAAAATTGTTGGGGTGGTCTTTGAATTATTTTTTTCTTTTTATTTAAAATTGTTGGATTAATAAGGCTTGAACATATAATAGCTAACGCAAATATAATTGTCACTTCAAATCCAAATGTTTTATAAGTAGAAAATAATATTACGTTGAAAAAAAGTGATATAATAAGGAATTTCCACATAAAAAATAGTCTTTTTCTTATAATATAAGAAAAAAGACTATTAGTTTATTTTTAATTAATAACATTTTAGTCCAATGCCATATTTTTATTTTTTGCGATAAAAACAAAAAATTTAAAGGTTACTATATCAAATCATGCATACTTGATAATCTTTCTATTTAATTTTTTATTACCAACTTCATAAACTTTATTAGTCAAAGAGTAACACTCTGGTCCTAAACCTCTTAATAAACTATCTGGTGTGGTGAGCGTCCGACCGCACCTTCCACAAATTCCTTTGTGATATATTACCATATCTTTATGAGTTTTATTCATCATCAGTAAGTTAAAGAAAAATGTGAATGCTTTGTAAGATAATGCATCTGTACCAATTTTAGATTTTTGAGTTAATTTAAACCTCAATGTAATATAATTAAAAATAGCACCCATATAAGTATATGCGCCTTCATTATCGCTTCCTGTAAGTACATATACAAATAATGGTGATTTTTCATCATCATCTTTCATTTTTCTGACTTTATAAGTAAACCAATTACCAGTCACTTTGCTTTCTAATGTTAAAATTGCATTACCTCCAACTATGAAATTTTTAATGTCTTCGACATTTTCAAACTGATAAAGAGTTTCTTTTTTCATATCTTTGTTTTTAATTATAGTACAAAGATACAACATTTTAGACTAATAAAAAATCCTTGATACATATATTATCAAGGATTATAAATATTTAATATATTTTAATATTTAAATCAATTCTACTACTTGTGAAACAACATCTGATAGCACTTCTTCCTCATTATCTGATATGATATAATCATCTGAATATGTAGCATAAAAAAAGCCTAAGCAATCTGATTCAGCATATTCTAAATCTTCATAATTCTTTTTTAAGTATATTTTATATATATCTCTTTCTTTTATAATACTATATATAGATTTGTTATATTTAATTGATTTAATATCATCAATAAATATATAATTTAAATTGTCATCACTTTTTAAAATAGATGATGATATTATATTGGCAGTAACGGTTAAATCATCTAATAAAAAATTATCAATAACTACACCAGAATTATTAATTGTAAACAATAAATCTAATGATATATAATCGTTTTTATAATTATATTTAAAAAAACTCATATAATTAAATTGTGAATTGTATGATGACTCATTACCGTTATAATCTTTGCCATTAGAAAACATATCACTAGTTTCTTTTAATATTTTCATATAATTCAAATCTTCATGATTTGATAATTTTTCAATATTTTTTGATAAAATTTCGATTATTGAACTATATTTTTTTTTGTTAGCATTATGATTTTTTCTAATAATAATAAATACAACAATAACTAAAGTAATAAATACACAGATAACTATTTCATTCATACTCTTATGAATTATTTTTTATTTATTAACACCGCTATTTTTATGGCTGTTTCAGCAAATTCAGAAAATTGTTCAGTTGTCAATTCTTTTGTGTGATTATAATATTCCATTGTTATTAATCCAATTGGAGTATTATCATAATCTTCTAAAATTGTTGAATAGTAAGTTTTTATTCCTAATGATGTTAAATAATCTTTTAAAAATTGGTCTTTCAAATTAGATACTAATGGAATAAAAATTTCTTCTCTTGTTGCTAATATTCGATTCCAAAGAGGATTTATACTCAATGGCATATTTTGCATCTCTTTTATCATTGGTTTAGTTTCTAATGATACTGCTTCGTATGTATTACTACATTTTTTAAATTCTATTCCTGCTAAATTTTTACCTCCATTATGAAATTCAAAAATTGATATTCTCTCACTATCAAATATTTGCAACAAATGGTACATTTGTATTTGTATTTTATTCGCATTTTCAGCAAAATTCATGAATTTTGCTGGTAAATCTGAATGGTCATCATTTGGCATTTTTTTCATCATATTATCCAATCTATTATATAATGAATCAATCTTATCTTCTTGTTCTTTTATTCTTTTTGCTGAACTATTTATCAACATATATGCAATTAGTATTATTATTAAAAAAACTGTAATTATAAAACCATAATCTTGAAATATATTGACGATATTTACTGCTAGTATTGAATTTAACATTTTAATTTATTTGTTTTTTATTTCTTCAAATAGTTACCTGTTTCAGCACTATAGATATATTGATGATTTTTAATTACATTAACATTAAACGACTTTAATGCTATATATACATCGTCTAAGCATTCATCTTCTGCTCCTCCACATATTATAACCTTTTTATTTCTTAATTTTTTAAATAGTTCTACCAATTCATCATTGACATAAAACCATTGATGATTATTTCCTATATATATTAAGAATTCATTTTGTTCCTTTAATCTAAATGCATCTCCTTTCTTAAATACATTATTTCTTGATTTGAATTCTTCAAGTGTTTTTTTATCAAAAATATGTGTTATCCATTCTTTAAACCCTCCTTTATATTTAGAATAAAATTTTTTAACTCCATATTTTTTTTCTATCAAATCTATCTCATTTTTAAATTTATAAGTAGGCTTAGAACCTTGATTTGAATCCCATATTTGATACACTCCTTTTCCTGTTTCATCTGATGGAAAATCCAAACAATATTTGTCAATTTTTTTAATGAAACCATTAGGATCAGTAGGAAAATATTTCTTAAAATTAGACTGAACATCAACGATTAATAATATTCCGTCATGATTAATTAGTGATATATTTTCATTTATAGCAAAATTTTCAAATTTAAATATCTTCATAGATTTATATATATAATTTATTAACTTATTTTTTATATATAAATTTGTGAATATCAAAAAACTCAGGGAATTAGCACATGTAGCAATCATTATTGAAATATATATAATGATAAATATCTACACATAAATACTATATGTTATCAAAAAATATAATAATGAAATAAGAATATGAATTTACTTTTAATTTATTAAAGTTTAAAATTTATATATAATAAAAAATAATAATATATAATTATGGCAATGACAATTGATCAATTAGTCGATATAGTTCAAGGTGATTTGACAATATCAGGACTTTTTGATAAAATTTTACCTGACATGGAAATAATTCGTTTAGTTAGAGAAGAAGCATTAGATTGGTTCTATAAAAACTATCAATTCTCTAAAATAAAAATGTTTTATTATCTAAAAAAAGATTTCATATACACGGATGAATATCATAGAAATAAAACGATTGTTTTACCTCCAGAAGTTGAAGATTTGGTTAGAATTGTAAAGATAGATAATCCTAATATGTTTAGACTTGGTATACAAGCTCCGCAATTATCAATAAATCTTGGTGTAACTAATCAACCATTTTTAACAAGTTTTGTAACAACAGCAGGTGAATTAGGAGTATATAGATCAGTTATTAGTGCATTTGCAGATCAAATAAATAAAATGACCACTAATACATTAAGATTTAATTTTAATCACATAAATAAGCATCTAAATTTATTAACTATGATTGATACTGATATGATGTTAGAGATATATGCAAGAATTGAAGAAGAAGAACTTTTTGATAATGTATATTTCAAGCAATATCTTATTGGATTATGTCAAATGAGAATGGGTCAAGCAGTTGGAAGATTCAATTTCAATATGCCTGGAAGTTTTCAATATAACGCTGCTGATATGATTACTCAAGGTAAAGAAAAAATGGATGCTATAGTAGAAAAAGTTAGATCAGAAACAAACACAGGCTGGTTCATTATGGATAGATAAAAAAATAAACCACTCAATTGAGTGGTTTTTTCTTTTTATTATTTTCGTAGTAATACTCAGTTATAGAATCATCTCTTTTTATTACTGTTATAAGATCATCATCGTTGTTATTATTATTATCAAACAAAGTCATAAATTCTTCTAATTCCTCTACCAATGGTTCTTCATCCAATTCAGTATTATTCAATTTATCAAAATGATATTCTAATTCTTCATTATACCATTCCTCACGTATTTCATTGTATATTTCATCCATATAATCAATAGGTTCTACAATAGGTTCTACAATAGGTTCTACAATAGGTTCTACAATAGGTTCTACAATAGGTTCTACAATAGGTTCTACAATAGGTTCTACAATAGGTTCTACAATAGGTTCTACAATAGGTTCTACAATATTGGTATTTATATCAAAAGATTTAGGATTATTAATAATATAGTTTATAACATCTATAACTATTTTATTATATTTTTCTTTTTCAACTTCTTCAACTTCTTCATCTTCTTCAACTTCATCGTCCTCCTTTTTTTCTGTTAATTGATTAATACCTATTAATAAAGTAATCGCCAATGGATCAAACACGCATATAATAAGTAATGCTACTATATTAACTAAATTATCAATAGGTATTCCTGTTAATTTTGCGACAAATTTATAAGGACCTATTTCATTTGTTGCATCAGATGACTTAAGATTAATAATCTTCTGCTCGTAATATGAAATAGAGTCATTATATACACTTGCTTGCTTCATTTTTAAGGTGATATCAGAATTAATCATATTTATCTGATTATCTGATCCTGTTATATGACTTTCTGCACTTTTTGCGATACTATTATTTTTTTTAGTATATAAATCATCTAAACGTTTTTCTTGCTGTGTTCTCAATCCAGATAATGTATTAATTCTATTATTTGAACTCTCAATAGATTTATTTATCATATCTAACTGAACTTTAAATAGTGATTTTTTACTTTCAACTATTTTTATTTGAGAATCTCTACTTTCTAATTTATTGGCAGATTGCTGATAAGCACCAGTCAAAAATCCATATATACCTACTGATGTCAAAAACATAATAAACACAACAGCAAAAACATAGAATGCTCTTAGTATTGGCTTTATATTTTTCCAATAACGATAAACGTAAGATACTGTGACTAACTTAGAAAATTCTAAAGCTGCTGCTAATATAGTTATACCTAATCCTGCAGATGCAAATAATTTTGTCAATCCAAATATCGAAAAATATGCTGCAGTACCTGCTAGTGATAATGCAGCAATTGATAATAATATCACAAAAGTTAAATTTTTATTCATAAATATTTATTAAAAAGTTATACATTAAATTTTTTTGATTGTTTAAAAATTTCATATCTTTCAGGGTTAATATTAGTTATTATTTCGTCCAAATCATTAACATCATCTGATTTACCTTGAAATGAAAAATATGATTTACTACCACCAGAAATTATATGAAATGAATATATTAAGAATTGAATGAAAATCATAAAAACTTTCAAATATTTATATTCTAAATCTACCCAAGAATCACGAATCCATATTATATAATAATTATCAGAATCTAAACAAAAACTAATATCTAAATTATATATTAACTGTTTTTCATCTTTAGTAAAGAATTCTATATTACAAGAATAATCTTTTTTTGATATTGTTGGTATATCCTTATATATTAAACAATCAAAATCTTTAAAATTAGTATCAGATGTAAATGTATCACATATAGATTTTGCTAAATTATTAGTTTTTAATTTTTGAGAATAGTCACTATAATTTTTTATCATATGATTTAATCTTTTCTACCTGATACATATCTACCTTTTCTAGTTTTGTTTATATTAGAAAATGTTATGAATTTATCATCTATCTTAATATCAAAGCTATAAAGGTTTGTATCATTACTTAATAATTGTTTAATTTTTTCTACTTTAATATGTGATCTTGATTCAAAGTCATAAATTAAAAATTTTAGTCCATCGTTCTCACTAAGACGATCTTTAAATTCTGGTAATCTTAAAAATTCCATTATTCTTTCAACTAATTTGCCAAATTTATCAGATCCTTTTCGATATTCTCCAAAATATTGCTTGAAGTTCTTTATCCTTGGTTCCTCCCCATAATTAGTTCCAGCAAAAGGAATTTTACCTTCTGGCCCTGCAACAGATGGAAAATAAAAATTATGATCTGTTGATTTAGTATCAAAGCTTGTAATCATTATAAATTATATTTTTTTGAGTTTTTTAATATTTTCATTTCCTTTATAAAAGGTTTAATATCATCAAAATTTACCAGTAATGTATCCTTTTCATATTTAAAATTTTCTCCGCATCTTAGAATAAGATCAAACATATCTTTATAATCAATATAAGATTCTTTTGTAATGGCTACACGAGTTTTAGTGTTTATTTCATAAAAAATATTATCAGATGTATCTATATAAGAATAGCATGTCATTTGATACAATTTTAACGAATCATCCCATAAATCTAAAAATAATTCTTTAGCTTCATCAGCTAAATTTTTACCTTCACTTTGAAATCTATCTATTTCCATTATATGTTGAATTTTTTTGAATCTATTTTTGTGTATAAATCATCTAAACATATTTCAACATTGTTATGAAATGTCAAAGAAATTTTTGTTGATGAATTACTCCCAGGATATATCACGAAATCACAACGGTCTTCTATGTAAGTCAAAAATAGTTTAAAATTATTATAATTATTAGATAACCTTAATTTATCACTGGAAAAATTACTTATCTTATCTGAAACATTAATTATTAATAATAAATTGTCATATTCTTCAAAATATTCGTATTTAATGAAGCATTTTAAATCACTAAAAAATGTTTTTTTTAATAAAGATATATATTCTTCACATTTCTTTATCCTATCATCTATAACTTTAGAATCTCCTATTTTTTTCAATGAAATTTTATCTTTTTTACTAAAAAAACCTTCATTGAATTTATCTATTTTCATTATTATACATTAAATTTTCTTGAATTTAGCAATAGTTTAATATTATCAATAAGTTTATTAAAATCTGTTATGCTTGCATACATAACGCCAGAAATTAATTGAAATCTTGAATCAGAATCGTTTAAAACATTACACAGTTCATTATATTCTACAAAATTATCACTCGTAATAGACATACTAATATTAAAAGATAGATTAAATCTGACATTAGTATCTATTTTAAAACTTGAAATTCCTAATTTATCGTCCCATAATTCTAAAAACAAAGATTTAACTTTATTTACAAAATTGTCATAATCTTCTCTATTATTTTCATTAAATTTTTCTATTTTCATATTACCATTTTTTTCCTTTTGTGAATGGTATTTTCATATCTTTCAAATCTTCTGGTCCTTTTTTAATATCTTCTCCAGTTGGTGTAGTGTGAAAATAATTGTTAGTATCAGTTGCAATCTTAACAGAATCATCTATAATTGCATTTGGTCCAAGCTTACACATTCTTATAACAGAATTTCCTTTTACTCTACAGTTAATCATACATTGATATAAATAACAATCACTAACTTCTGAATCTAAATCAATCGTAGCACTTTCAATTTTAGAATTCAATATATCAGTATCAGAAATTTCTCCGCCATGAATAGTACCATTAACTAATTCTGATGAGATAAAATTACAGCTTGTATATCTACCATTATTCATAGAGCATTCAATAAAATCTAAATCATATAAATCAAATATTGTTTTAAAAGTTGCATCAACCAATTCAATTCTATTAACTTCAGTATCTAAATTTATAATACAATCTTTAAGATTATAAATATTTCTAACCATGTCAAATATCTTAGTATAAATAGTATCATAATAAGCTTTCACTATACTATAATCATTCAATTTATCTACTTGAATATCAATTGTTGGAAATTCTGCAATAAAATCATTATAATTTGAAAATGTTTTGAATATATTAATATTTTCAAATAAATATTTTTGTAATTTTTTTAAATCATTATCATCCAATTTAGCATCACAACAATTCCAAGTAATTGCTATAAAATAATCCATTAATGATAATATCTCAGATGATTTCTGATTATAATTATCTCCTCCAATATATCTCCACTCTAATCTTTGTCCAGATGCTTCAATATTTTCTGCTGGTATAAAATTTATTCCATAATATTTAGTATTTCCTATTTGTACATTATTCTGTAATATATCTACTGCATTAGTAGAAAAATCAAAACCTTTGAATGGAATTAATGTTTTAACACTTTTTGCATAGATATTATTTTTTCTTTCAGGAAAAAAGTTGTATATTCGTTCTTCATCTACAGATAAAATTAATTTTAACTTATTTAAATTATCTAATACTTTACCATTACCTATATCATCAAAAGATATATTGATGTGAATAGAGCATTTTTCATCAGTTCTAGCATATTTATCAAGAACTTTTAAAATTTTCAATAAAATTATTTTAGAATTTACATAAGGTATTGGTCCAGTAATTAATTCTACAAGATCAGCACCACCTGATAAATCTGGTTCAATTTTAAAATTATTTTCATCTGGAGTAAAAGTTGAGTGATATTTTCTATAACCATGTACCTGAATAGGAGCAAGAGTATTATTTAATAATTCAATTAATTTAAAATATGATTTATCGGTATAAAATTCAAATTCAAACCCTATAACAGAATTTTTTAATTTGTTAAAATCTGTAATATATTCATTAGAGTAGATTTTCATTAATATTATATTATATTTTCAAGTATATATAAAAAAAAATTCATCAAAAAATTAATATATACTTTCACAAAAAACAAGGAAATTATGGAAATAAAAAGATTTAACGAAGAAATAAAAACAGTACCATTCTCAAAAATTGATAAATGGAGTGTTAATAATATACTACAGCCAAAAATTAAAATAGGCAATAAAGAATTAGATTTAAAATTAGGTTCTAAAGTTTTAGAGTTGTTTAATAATTACGGATTTGATATTAATGTAAATGTATTTGATTGGATGAAAAAACAGCATCTGTTACTGTCAGATGAAACAAATTTTATTGAAAATAGAGTTGAAGTTGGAAAAAAACAGTCATGGGAAGATTTTCTAGATGATAATGGATACGAATATGATGATTTACCTGAAAATGAACAAAAGAAGATAGACGAGGAATTTGAAAATAGAGGATTCGTTAATGATGAAGCAGAAATAGAATTCTCTGTATTTTTACCAGAAAATTTAGAAAATATTGAATATGCAGCATTGGCAGATGCTTCTGTATATTTGAAAATTCTATCTGATAGTGAATTAAATGGAGTTTTAAATGGTAATACAGATTATCGTATATTATCAGATGAACCATTTGGATTTAAAAAATTTTTAAACTTTAAAAAAATAAAAATAACTAATAATAATATTGAAGAAGTTCCAAGTATTGAACATAGACTATACAAAGATAGTAAAGTGTTTGAGATATTTAAAAGAGAGCTTGGAGGAGATCAAAATTTTAGAAATTTTTTCAATGAATGGTTATCATTAATAAAATAATAGAAATGATATTTGGATATAAAAAGAAAGAGTTATATGACTCATTTATAATAAATTTCATACCTAATGAAATTGATATGTATTGTGAGCCATTTGGTGGTAACTACTGTGTTTTTAATTATTTAAAAATTAAACCTAATTTTTCAATTTATAATGACATAAATACTTATGATAAAAAAATTGATGCTAATATAATTCATCACTTAGATTATAAAGAAATTTTCAGTATGTATAATACTGAAAATATTTTTTGGTATTTAGACCCTCCATATTATAAAAAAGAATTTTTATATGAAAATTGTGAGAATTATAATGAAAATTTTCATATAGAACTAAAAAATGAAATTGATAAGCTCAAAGGAAAAGTTATTATATCATATGAGGATAACCAATTCATAAGAAAATTATATAAAGATTATAATATTAATAAATATAGTGGAGATAATTTTATTTTTAGAAATGAAATAATAATAACAAATGAGAGAAACTGATATCATTAAAATTATAGATGAAATGTTAAAAA